TGATACTGGACCGGATTCCGGCCATTTGAAGCCGGAATGGCTGGTCATATCCGGTCCGCATGTCCTTAAGACGAGTTGCTTCATTTTGAATCTCCTTTTGGTTTTGCACCCGTTCGGGTGCGGTTTTAATCGAACATCAACAAAAATAAAACTGAATGATTATTATTTAATATATATAATAAAAAATTATTTATATACAGATAATTGACATTTATCCATACACATTCCGTATGGAATATATATGCCTTTTTGTGTTAGAAGTTCTATATATTTGAAACCGTTTGTATAAATAGTAAACCAATATCTAAGATCTTCGGTTTTTGTCTGGAAACCCGATAAGTAGGAGTCGTCCATGAATTGAAATGTTAGAATCTTTGTACATACTCCTATTAAATTATGATTTATAATCATATCAATGTCGGGTAAAACTATTTGAGCCGAATGTAGTCGTAGCGTACCATATGTTAACATTCTTCTTTTTTTATATTAAAGACTTGAATTCCATGTAGACAGTAAAATATTTGTTTATACATCGTAGACTATCTACGATCTTATATTGTTCCCACGTCGGACTAAATTTATAATAAATTTTATTTCTTTTATAAGAATCTTTATATTTTGATATTTCTCTTTTTTCACAGTCTATTAAATGAATTTGTATATCCAACCGTAACATATTTGAATTCATCGCCCTATATCGAATCTTTTTGTTTATCAAATCTAATTTAGATACATTGTGTCGTGTGAGATGACTTCTATGAGGAACTGAATGGTTCATAATTTTTACATATAATTAATAAGTCAATATTAAGGATATCTTTAATTTGATTGTTAGGGAATAAAACTCCGGAATTTCCCTTCTGATCGTAAATTTATGTATATGTAGATTATAAATAGGACAGTATAAATTTATTTTACGATTATTTCTAAATGTTTTCTGATTTATACTATTGATGTTTGATAGTGTAATAAAATAATATCTAAATCGAATATTGTTGTTAGTATTTATACCGAAATAAGGGGTTCTAAATCCGGAATGATATAATGTGTTTTTAAAAAGTGAAAGATCATTTAATTTCATGGTTGCAGGCGGGATAAATATAAACTGTTAGTCCTATATTGTATATCTTATTCTGATCGGAAAGCCCGTGTGTACGCGAAGAAGTATAAAACATGCGGTATTTATATCTATAATATGTCCGCGAAAGTATAACAGATGGTTTATATACAAGAGGTTCAATATTTTTCGCCATATATAAAGACATATAATATTTTTTACCATACCACGTATCGAATTTTTTAATAATAGTCTTTTCGGTACTGGAATGATGTATCGTAGTATTAAACAAAATGATGTTGCTAATTCTCACATAAACCTCATGAATAAACTAAGGATTGATTTAGCTTATGATTAACCATTTCTAAAACCGGATCCAAATTTAAAGAACCGGGTATATACTCAATAAAAACCTCCATATATCTATGTTCGAATTTATTATGAAATATAATTTTGGTTTGTTTGGGAACGTATTTTTTAATTACAACCCCCTCGGTATTTTTAGAGTATAAAATTATATTCCATACATTCTAAATATAAGCTCGACGCTATCGACAAACGGAGTTATCATAAATCGTTTATCAGAATATATTTTTTCGCCATTAAATAAATGTAAACATTTTGCGCAATCTATTATTCTAAAGAATTCTGACGATTCTATATTTAATGGTGTCGTATAATTCATAGTATAAATAATAAATTTATGTGGTTTCCTTTTGTATATCGCAGTCGAGACCTTAATTGTGATTGGATAAATATTCTCCGATTTTTTCATGTGTGGATTTCTTAGTATATTACCAATGGGAAATTTAATAAATATCGATTTCTAAAATAACATCGGGACTGGTTTTGGACCAGGACGCTACGAATCCAGGTTCCATAGAGTTTAGGGTGTGAGCGTATATTTTTGTATCGGTATACAATAATATATATGGAAAATACGTGTGTCGGGCATATCTGCGGACGGATATTTTAAAGATAAAGAATAAGTAATGTATTTTAGATGCCGCCCATGTTTTTTTGTACGCCACAGGTAAAAATGTGATACTCTTTTATTCGGAATCATATTTTCGAATAAGGTTTTCCTGATCATGTCTCCTCGTAAGTTTTAAATTAGTACGTGTCCTTGTATATTGATTAACCACTCAATTTTTTTACCATAAACCTTTGTACTGTACACCTCGTAGGTTTTAGATATAAATACATTGCTTTTATTTTTTATACATAAGTGATTTTTAGATGAATATTACCCACTAATAAAATCCATATATGTAGAATTATCAAATATCAAATTTCTGAAAATTACACATGTTGTTTTACAACCAAACCCGGGATCCTTAAAGAAAAATCTTTCCCTGAATAACGGGGGCGTGAAAATAGTAGGTAGAGTGGTTGTAAGAGAGAATATTTTCATTGTCAGCAGTCCTATTTAATAAATAATTAATTAATAATATATATAGTAAACCCTATATGTCAAAACATTTTAAATATAATCTGAAAATGAGTGTCGCCGTTTGTGAAGTGTCTGTATCCGAATAAACCTCTGTATATGAATTCATCGTCCAATACCCAATTTTAAAAGTGAGCGGGTGTGAGGATCTAAAACCCGCGATTTAGCTGCTTTACGCGAAATTTTCATATATAGTTCATTGTTATATTCTACGTGGAGTTTTATGATAAGTAACATTATTCCAAAGGAAACTTATCTAACATTAAATTAAGACACCATATCTTTTTTAAGGGATGCTCCAACTTGGACGATATAAACGCACTTAATACAAATTCAGAACCTTCGATACATACACATAAAGTTTTATCCAGAAGAAATAATCCGTTATAATCAGACATATAAACAATTTTATACAAATATTTTAATGAATGTACTATATATTTATTATTTGATAAACAATTAAAACGAATCATTGGATAATTAGCTGCATTCCAAAATATATTATGTTTTACTCTGGCGTTCATAAATGCCTCTTGTGTCATAAGTCAAAAATATATAACCGCGATCAATTATACCAACCAAGTGACGATGTTTATTTAACGGTGACGATATAGTGACGATATAGTGACGATGTTTATTTTAAAAATCTCTTGTAATCACAATAAGTTACTCAGTCAGTGACGATAGTGACGATAAAAAACACATACTTTTAGATCTATTTTTACATCTATTTTTTTCTTCTATCTTCTTTTCTTTTTTTTCATATAGAATAAGAAAAAGATCGTCACTATCGTCACCTATATACTTTTTGTGATAAATATTAATAACTTAGATGGTGACGATATTCATTTCAGTATCGTCACTAATCGTCACAATCCGGAAAAGATCGTCACTTTATTGGTTGGTATTTTAAAATAAATAATTATTTTGTATTTTTGCCGTTCAGCAATTGTGATTAAAAAACAGATTTTTTCCATGGAAGGTATGCGATCCTTGAATCAAATATAATAGTAAGCTGACGGGATTTTTGACAGTTCCCGAACGTACCGGTACAAGTATTTTCTAAATCAAATATGAGGTTATCGTCCCAATTTATTGTAAATGTAGTCAATCCGCTATAAAGTAAATCGATATATAATAATTGTGATTTGATATATGCATGTTTATATAACTCATACAAACGGTTTGTTTCGTACCAAAACATGATATCGAGAGATGTACAAAAAGTACAATCCAACAAACGTAAATTCAAATCTACCAAATTTAATTTGTGCCATAATATATTATCCGTGAGGTATGCTCTCATGTCTTATGAACCATAAGGTATTAAATTTAACAAGAAAGAAAAAGATATTATTATATTTTAAGTATAGGTACTACTATAAGACTATTATTTAATATATATAATAAAAAAGAAACTAATTTCGGTTTAAGATGAGGACAAATTCTAAAAAGGACTATATACCAGGAAGAAATTCTGTAAATTGCAGCAATATAAGAAAATTCAATAAAAAAAGAGAGGTTACAAAAAATGGCATTGTCTCCGCCAACCCAGGAAAGAACACTGGATGAGTATTCTGCGGAAAGATGGTCGTCTGTTGTTACAAGGATGACCAGAACAATTTCAGGCGCTACCGATTGTGTGATATTTACCTCATATAGTTTTCCTATGAATCTTGTAGACTATAAGACGGTAAGAATCGGAACCGGAACATGTATCAAAGATGATATCATGATTTATATAAATGCTGTTTACGACATTGATTTTACCAATGGGGATTTTTTTGTTGATGATTCCAATCCTATGGATGAGGCTGGAAGATATTATATAGTATTGGAATATACTTATAGCAGATCGTTTCCAGCGCCAAGGGCGTATTTCAAAGTCATAAAAGACACGGCTACATATTATACTCCATTTACAGATAGATATATATTCATAGGTATAGCCGATGTGGTTTACAATGGCGGAGCCGGAAGATACGAAATAGACGCTATAGCCGACGAGGATATCGGAGGAGGAGTTGCCAGACCCACTCCTCCATTATTGGATGAGGTTGTTACCGAGATAGACGGAGGAGAAATTTAATTATGGCTCCTATTACCATGCCGCCTCAAGAGTATATGATTGAACCATTTTCATCCAATGGAGTGGATAACGCTAAAAGAGTATTGTTAAGCAGGATAGGAGATCCTTCCACAGTACCTACCGCTTTGGATTTTAAGGGTTATGTTGTAGCTGGTGCAAATTGGTTAAACGTAACTGTAAATACATTTGATGTCACCGTAAATACAGGCAAGTGTGCTATAAATGGTATTTTGATTGAAATTACCAGTACCACCGCATTAAGTGTTACCGATGATACTCATTATATCGTTCCTGGGGACGCAAGATATACTGCGGACGGAACACACGATGTATACGTGATTGTATATTATAATCCTACCATAGGAGATCAGGACGCATATGTTTGTCTTGCCACAGAAGCCAAAGTTGAAGAATACAGAGAGTATATTTGTATTCTTGGAAGATATGGTATAACGATGGTTGATGGAGGAATCGTATCTTATGACGACTGGCACACAGATGTCAAAGACCGTTTATTTTATGGAGTAGGTATAGAGGTTGACGGAGGAGTTATTTAATGACAACTAACTATTTCTATAATGGAAATGAGGAGGTAAATATATAATGTCAGATCCTATTCTTATAAAACTTAAGAGAAGTGAATATGAAGCAAATATTAGAGATCACCTTCTGGCGTTTGGAGAACCGGCATACTCAAAGGATACAGACAGATTTTTTGTTGGGGATGGAGTTACAGAAGGTGGTAACCGAATCGGTAATCTGGATGTTGCTCCAAACTATGCAATCAAAAGTTATACTACTACATTTACAGCTATATATGGTACAACCGCTTTAATACCCAGCGGAACATTTGATATTACTCTTCCTACCGGAGTAGTTGGCGGTTCTTTCCGAATTGTAGTTACAAACACTTCCGGAACTGTAAGATTACTAAGTGGTGGAGTAAGGATTAACAACGCATTATCGAATGTTACTTTGTTAAACGCGGTATCGGTTAATCAGCCTGTTTGTTATATGGTTTATTATGGATACCATTCTGGAAACGCATCGTGGATTGTTGTACAGGTAAAAGGTAATAGATGGTTTAACAGAACATACGAGAACAAAGATTTTACCCCTGAGTATAAAGCCACTCCTGACGCGGCAATTCTTAATGGTGAACTGGTTGTGGTAAATGCCGATGGATATACATTGACTGCGCCGAATACTCCTGTTCTTGGAGATAAGTTCAGAATATATAACAATGGATCATATTATATAAAAGTTTCGGGTACTGCGACATATACAATCGAAGGTGTTACCACAGACAGTTATAGCGTTGGTATATCAACTCCTTACTCATATACTACCTTTATATACGACATTCTGGAAACCGGGCTTGCCGCATGGACTATCCATTGTAATGACGATTACGGTCCAAAGGGCGAGTTTGGATATAGTTCCACATATATTCCGGAAAACGCCGAATTGATTTTTGGAGATCAGACCAAAACCGGAACCAATTATATATCAATGAAATATTACAATGATTTGGACTATGCGTATAACAATAATCCACAAATGAGATTTGAGGTTAAATTTGATTACGAATCATGGGTTCATTTTATTGAGAACAACACAAATACTGTTTATATGAAATTCAATGATATTGTAAGATCATCTCCGTGGGTTGATCCTGCGGATACTACTGCCGCTACATTGTCAGTTTATGACTCAATTAAGATAACAAATTCGAACGATAATATGGCTTTTGGAACGGATACTCGTAGTTATTTAATAAAAAATGTCTGGGATGGGTATTCAATAGCTGAAATAGAGATGTTAGATACAAATGGTCGGGTTTATATATCCAACCCGGAAACCGAATTGCGGTTATTATGGTCGACCGAAAGTGGTCCGCCGGTAGTTAAATTTTTAAATATAGATTTTACCGGTACGACTCCTCCTGGGGTGTCTACGGCACTGGCATTTAAATTCAATGCTACCGAGTTATTAAATTTAACGTCTACTACTTTAGCTATGTTTGATAATAAAAAAATAACATTGGGTCATAGTGCTATAGCCCCTATTTATGATGGAGCTTTGTACTCAGATGGAACAGATATTTATTTGGAAATGAATAATGCAATATCCCCAACGAATGATTTTTATATTAAAACCCATAACATGACCGTAAGTGTATATACAAGTTCCCTTCAAGATATACTCGTTTTAGATGCGGATAAGGCAAGAGTTGAACTTGGTATATCCAAAGATCTTTATGTGGAAGATGGATTTTCTTGGATTCCAGACACTTCTGAAATTAGAATTGGTGATTATGCCGCAGGTTATTTGTATACAGACGGGACCGATTTTTATATTACTGGAAGTCATGACGTTTCTAATAAGATTTATATACTTGGTTATGATTCAACTAATATGCAAATGCGCGCATATGCTGTTGTCGACGTAATCGCGGATGAGTTTTTACTTCCAAGAAATAACCGTATAGCAACCCTTTCAGAAATGATTTGGGGAGATGTGGGCGAAGGTTACGCTTATTCAGACGGAACTGATTTTTATATTACTGGAAGTAGAGTTACACCGAATAATATTTATATACAAGGATGGGATCCGATTGCTGGCTCTATGAGTAATTATATTACTGTTGATGGTGCAGTTCAACAAGTAATCATAAATAAAGATATTACTTTTTTAGGAGATATAAACGGACTACCCTCTGGTGGTAATATATTTACCTTTGAGGCATACGGAAATATAGTTGCCGGAGACGTGGTTTGTTTGCTCGGCGGATCTGATGGTGTTGTTGAAAAAGCACAGGGCTACACTGATATACCTATATATAACACACCATCCACTTCTGTCAAAACCACGCATGTCGGAGCAAACAGTACCGGATACGACAGAGCTATATTTTCATGGAATTTATCTGCAACTGGAGCAGCGTGGAATAGTTGGGGGGTGGTTGATCCTGTCGCCAAAGATATTTCATTGAGTACCGCCGTAGCTACCGGCGCGACTTCTATTGATGTTTCTTACGGCGCGCCGACGATATTTGATATACCAATATCTGATCAAAGAATGCTCCAGTGTTTTTCATATCATAACTATTCTTCTCATAGCAGTTCTACCGCATTTCGTTTAGTAAAATGGTCCGCCGCCTCTGCTAATCCTACATTTTGTACTTGGGGGTTTTTAGCCTACCAAGTCGGTTGTCGTGGAACTGCTGTTGATACAACAAATAGATTTATTTTTTTCCTTGGAAGCTATTCTGATCATTTTAATGCTGGCTACCAATCAGCAACTGCTGCTTATATTTATAGGTATGCAGTATCGGAATTGGATACAACCCTTACATCCATAGACGGGGAATGGATGTATGGACCTGTGGGGGGTGGTCTTATAGTAGATAGTGCGGCTGTATCTAAAATAAGAAATTATGTAGATCCGGAATCGGCAAAATTCGCTGCGATCGTTAAATACGTAGGTTTGTCGACTTTTGTACATTATACAATTACATTATCATCTGGATCTATATCAGTTTCGAATGCCGAATTCAATCCATCGAAATTATTTTATTACGGAGCCAGTCCAACAAGCGCGGTAAATGTTTTCGGTTTAAGTGCGGCTTATTATACATCCAATAGTATGATTGTGGCTTGGGGATGTAATCATGGTAATATAGGAACATATATAAATATATGTACTTATGTTGGCGCTCAATATGATTTTGCATCGGCTGTTAAAGTTTCGGACGAGGTGTCTATCAGTACATCGATAGGTATTGATACCGCTAACGATCAGCTTATAGTGACGTATACTGTACTTACAGGAGAAACATTTGTTAGAAAATTTACAACATACGCAGGAGTACTCGCAGCCAATGGAGCCGAGTACAGAATATCTTATGGAAAAGATACTAATTGTAGCATAACTTATTGTGATGATGATAGCGTCACTTCAGACTATTCTTATATAACGGCGCACATAAAAAATAACTATCCTGTTGCTAATGTGTTATTGTATGCCGATGTAACATCCGGGTTGGGCGGATATGGAGATCCTGATAATTGGATTGGTATAGCGAATACCGCTGCCGCATCTGGTAGTGATGTTGATGTAATTATACCTGGAGGAACAGCGGCCCATTATACAGGATTGACACCTGGAGATTTTTATTACGTGGATGACGATGGATTTGTTGTGGCTGGGCCTGGGACTGATGCCAGACGAATAGGAAGAGCACTAACCTCAACGACCATTCAAGTTGTACCGTATCCAACGGCATAATACAAAAAATTAAACCTTTGAATTAGCATTTCCCTTCCTTTTCGTCAACATAACGGGTCGGGGTTGCGTTTACGACAGACGCTTTACAGATTGTACCTTATTATATAGCATAAACAAATGATTTTTATATAGATTTTATATAGATTAAAATTGACAAAAAAATAAGCATTCTGTTCCCAGGCTGCTTTGGCCCGGCCACGCTTAGTGATAGTGAGGAGCAGCCTGCCTTCTACTGCATTTCTTGAAACAATTCAAGATTATCAAGAAATGTTATACATGCCAAACTCTGATAATTTTTACTACATCTTATTGCATGGAAAAAAGCAAGAGGTAGACAAAAAGACTTGGACGATCTTAAGTTAATAATGTCTGTGTATGGTAATATGGTTAATTAAAAGTACATGGAGGAATAAAATATAGTCATGTTTGATCCGAAGGTTGTCTATAATCCGCCTATGATTACGATAAAGAATTTTCCAGTTTCAAGATTTTCCAATGATGCTCAAAAAGTATTTAAGACATCCAGATTAATGAAACTGTTTGAATCGTCATTTATTTTTTTTGGAAAATCTTCGATCAAGCTGCATCATTTTTTTATTCCTGAACTGGTATATATTCTTTATCATTTAAATGCTCCCATATACAGAAAAATCAGTAATGAAATATTAATGAATACATGGATGTATGATACTATAAGAACACATTCAAATATCACAGATATGTCATTGATAGAAAAAGATTTTGTATTTAAATTAAAACTATATCAGAGGGAGTTTATTGAATTATACGATTCTAAAAAACAACAATATCATTTAAATGGATATTTACTTGCGTTTGAGATGGGACTTGGTAAAACATTTACCTCTCTTGCATTAATGCATTCGCTTAAAAAAGACGCGGTTATTATCATTGCCCCAAAGACAGGATTGGTAAGTGTTTGGAAAAATGAAATTGACAAAGTATTCAAACAGAAACAAGAGATTTGGGTGGTTGGAGATAAACCAAAAAAAGCTAAATACTATATCACCAATTATGAATCTATAGATAAATTGTCTCTTATTATGAATGAAGTATTCAGGGCTAATAATGTTGGTATTATAGTGGATGAATCTCACAACTTTAGAAATACAGATGCGAAAAGAGTAATAAATCTTTTAGGTATTGCTAAATCCACCAGATGCAAAGACATATTGATGTTGTCTGGAACGCCTATCAAAGCTCTCGGATCTGAAATTGTTCCTACATTGGAACTAATCGATCCGTATTTCGATGAAGAGGCTAAAAAAATATTTGTTAAAGTTTTTGGATTAAACACACTTGTAGCTGTTGATATAGTGAGAAATAGATTGGGAATGATTATGCATAGGAAAACCAAGGATGAAGTGGAGAAACTTCCAAAGAAAACAAATATGGAAGTTAAGATTAAATTTGCAGGATCCGATAAATATACATTGGATAATGTTAAAACAAAAGTATTGGATTTTATCGGAGAAAGAAAACTTCATTATACTACGACATTTAAAGAGCATGTTAATAACTATAATGAATGTATGTCTTATGCATATTTAAAACTCGGTTCCAATTCTCCGGATATGATCAAATATAATGAAATTATTACTGAACTTAAAAGATATGGATATTCCAATATGGACAGAGATCAGGTGGAAAGGGTTGCCTGGGCGAACAGATATGAAAGAGATAAAATACGTCCAAATCTAACCAATGAACTGAAAAAGAAATTTGATAAATCCAGAGCGGTTGTTAAATATGTGGATATGAAAATCATGGGAGAAGTTCTTGGTGGATTATTGAATAATATGAGATCTGAAATGTTTTCACAAATGATCGAACATAGTCCTTTATGCGAAATCATTAATAAATCATTGAAGAAAACAATATGTTTTACTACATATACAGATGTGGTGAGAACAGCGGATAATTATGTAAGAACCAAATGTGGAAAAAATCCGATATTGGTATATGGAGAGACATCCAGTATAATTAAGGATAATTTAATAAAATTTAGAGCAAATTCTGAAATCAATCCTTTGATAGCAACTGTGCAAACCATGTCTACCGGCGTAACGTTGATTGAGGCCAACACTGTGATTTTCTTAAATCAACCCTGGAGATTCGTTGATCAGGAACAGGCCGCAAACAGGGTATACAGAATAGGACAGGATACAGATGTTTTCGTTTATACCTTTATATTAGATACGGGAAATCAACCCAATCTATCCACCAGGATGGAAGATATTGTTTCGTGGTCTAAAGATATGTTTAAGGGTATTATAGGAGATTCGGGAGTGGAAGCCACATCTAAACTGTACGAGTCTTTACTTTACGACAACTCAGTAAACGAAGGGGATGTTTTGTATGAACATATCAGTTATAGAATTGGACAATGAAACCCCGAATAAGAAATCTTCTTCTTATTTGGAGAATATTATTTTAGAATATATGAGGAAGACCAATTTTCCGAAAAAACTGGAATTCCAAAGGTTGATTACAACCAAGGAATATTATAAGTCGAAGATAGATATACACGAGAGGTATTTAAAAGAATCCGATAGTATACTGACGGAAATTGAGGATAGAGTTAAAAAACTCAACTCGGCTTATAGGCAAAAACACTATCAATTAGAGAATGTATTACAAAATTAAAATAGGGTGGATATTTTAACTATATTTTTAGGTAATAATATCGACAAATTATAAAAAATAAGTGAACGGGTTAAAACTTTCATATCAGGGGCGGTAAGTGTAAATGAATTATGTGAATGTGGACGCAACAACAAATTCTGTAGAAAAAGATCTTCCATTAAAAGATATTATCCTTAAACTTTCTCAGACTGTATTGGCGCAAAACGATAAAGAGATTAAAAGGGCATTTACTGAATCAGAACAATATAAAATAAAACTGGAAGACGCTAAAACACAACTACGGGAACGAAGAAAAAAGATTGAAGCTATGGCCCTGGAAGAAAAGAAACTACAACTTAAAACTAAAATAATCGACAAATTAAACACCTTAAGAAAAGAAGGTGTTGTGAAGGGCAAAAATAAACAAACGATTTTAAAATTATTGGAAACTATAGATAATCAATCAATTGAATCATTAATGGTATGGGACGAGCGGATATCGACATATACGCCAGATACGCCGCGAATAACGTATGGGTAGTTATTAATACCGTATAAAAATTGAAAAGGAGTTTACCTCACAATGTCTACAAAACATTTTCTTAAGGAGTCTTACGACAGGACTACGACTTTGACCGGTTACGATCCACGGGATATGAGGGGATTTGAGGAAATTATCAGAGATTCCAGACACTTCTCTAAATATATCACCTCTCTTTCCGAGGGGTTGAGCGAAGAGGGAAAGTCTGATTTTAGGGAATTGGCTGATAACACCAGAATCAAACTTATGGAGAATTCAGTTACCCAGATTCGTCATCCTTATGAGGCGCTTTCTCTTCCCTTGCTTCGCGTATTCTATCCGAAGCTGATTGCGAAAGAGCTTGTCAATGTTATGCCGATCGATAAGCCAGATCCAGTTCAATACTTTATTCGTGGATATTTTGGCCGTTACGTCGATACAGGTCATCCTTATCAGTTCCCCTCGGTAGATGTTGATATCTCCAAGGGTCCTGGTGTTCCTATCGCCGCTCCTGGAGAGGCCAATTGTAATACCATCCACAACATCTTTACCGAGATCGGCCCCGGCATCACATCCGACAACGCGCACATTGAGAAGGATTTCAATATCAATGCGGTATATGACGGAACTGCCTGGATCGTCTGCTCTGTAATTCCCGATGTGAATGGCAACTTCTCCCAGACCATTTCCTTGACTGTTGGCAGTGATGTTCTTTCCGGCCATGTTGATTATGAGCTTGGAACTCTCGCCACCTCTTCAGTTGGTGGAAATATTCTGGCGGTTCGTTACGAGGCTTATGCTTCTCTTGAAGAGAACAGGATTAATCCTACTCTCCGGTTCGTTATGGAGAAACTGAGCTTCAAAACCGTCGATCGTAGAATCTCCGCTGAATGGACCAATACGTTCGAGCAGGATGCCAAGGCACTGTTCGATCTTAACCTCCAGGCGCAGATTATCAATATGATTGGCGAGCAGCTTGCTCTTGATATCGACAGGGAAATTATCAATAAGCTTCTTACCGCCGTTACTTCTTCTTCTTATTCTACTTCTCATACAGCGACATTCGATCTTAATCCTCCCGGCACTTTCGTCTTCGGACGCAAGCAATGGTACGAGAATATTATTCCTACACTTAATACTCTGTCTGCTCAGATTTACAACAGTTCGCTTATGGGTTCCGCGAATACCCTGGCTTGTAACCCGCTCGACGCTTCTATCTTCCAGAGCCTCAATGGTTTCGACCTTGTTGGTAACTCTGTTGATGGTGGAGAAGTTGGTTACCGTTCAGCCACCGTTCAAGGCGGATTGTGGAAAGTATTGGTATCTTCGGTTATTCCGAAGGGTAAAGTCATTGTCAAGTACAGGTCTAATGAGCTTCTGCGCGCCGCGTTTGTTTATGCTCCTTACGTACCTGCATTGTTAATGCCTTATCCTCTTGGACCTATCCCCAGCCTGACAGTTATGACCCGTTACGCAACAAGGGTTGTGCGTCCGGAAGCTATAGGAATTCTGAATATCGTTGATACATTGAATAACTACCCCAATAACTAACCAATGATATAAGTCTGCAAGGAGAGATCATATTTATTTATGGTTTTCTCCTTGCAGACATTTTTACCATATAAGATATAAAGTAATAATTTTAAACGGTAATTGGGAGTAAGTAAGATGCCATTTATATCCGAATCGATTATGATGAATCGGGGCAATCTATCGGAAATATCCTTTTCGACATTTCGAAAACCAATGTCCCGTTTTGCGAGTCATTTTTCGGCAAAACTCCCAGAAAAAGCATCTGAAGCCGCCGCTACCGGTGTAGTGTTGGGCGCTGGTTTTCTTTTACATTCTATAATAAAAAATAGAAAACATAACATTCGGGATTGTTTTCGCATTCCTACTGAATCTGCAAAGTTATTGTGTCAAATAAAGATATATGAGGATTCGATTAAAAGACTAAAAGATCTATCGAATAAATATCCCGATAGTATAATAATAAAAGAAAAAAAGAAGGAATATGAAGAAAAAATGGATAAATTGATAACAAAACTCGAAGAATTGGATCTAAAATAGGGAATGAGATTCAGGACAAATTTTAAAGGATATATAGATAGGTGATCAATTCAAACAAACAAATATATAAATATTCAGGTAAAGAATCAAACCTTGGTTGTTTAACTTGTTAAGGGAGGAATTTCTAAATGTCGTACAGCCTTATTGATCAATTAATTCAGGAGTCCGCTGAGACTATGGAAGGTGTTAATACATATCAGACTTTGGAGGAAGGCCCTGGTCCCGATGTGTACATCTCTTTGGATATGCTCTATGAGAATGCCGCCAAAGCGTCTGTCCGCAATGTGATTCTGGAGTCTGAGGGTGTTGACGCCGATACCAAAATCAAACACCTCGGAATTATTGAATCCGCCAATCTTTCAGAAGAGCAGATTGGTACTTTCGTGGTTGAGAACATCGTTCCTATGATTCAGATCACCGGACAGTGGGGTAACCCAAGTTCCAGGGCCGTTCATGTGCCTATGATTATATTTGAGACCGCCATGGCTATTGGCGCTGATGGTTTCGATTATGAGGCGCTTACAGAGATTAAAGAGGGATACGATCTTTCCGATTCCGATATGAAACATGTCGTTGCCGAGGCGCAGAATTGCCTTGAGAAATTTGGATCTAATATAGTTCCTAATTATTTTGATCTTGCCGAGATGGTACTTGATTACAACCTGTTGGCGGAAGCCGAAGGATTGTCTACTGCTGCCGAATTGATTTTGGAAGCGGAAGGTATCGTTGGAGAAGAATGGGATCCGGATAAAGCCGCGAAAAAAGCCGAGTCTGCTGCCGCTAAAGCTGCTAAAGAGGCTGCGCGCGCCGAGCTTAAACCGAAGTTGGAAGAAGTAAATAAACGGATTAAAGCCGCCAAAGCAGCTAAAGATGAAGCCGGGCTTTTAAAAGCACGGAACGACAAAAGACAATTGGTAGCCGATTTTGAAAGAACTTACCCTTCGGTTATACGCAGAATGCGCATTGCTCTTGCTAAACGCGCGGAAGGCAAGTGGGAGGCTGTTAAGGGCGCTCCTGGAAAAGCCTGGGCCGGTATTCAAGCCGGAGCAGGCGGAGTTAAGGGCGCTCCTGGAAAAGCTTGGGCTGGCGTTCAAACTGGTTACGGTGGAGTAAAGAAAGCCGCTGCTTCTCGAAAGACCGCTTGGCAGAGTGGTGGATGGAAGACCAAGGTCGGAGTGATTACCGGTCGTCCTGCTGTTGGCGTTGCCGCACTTGCTACTATCGCCGCTCTTGTGTGGAAAAAACACTCCGGTGTTTGTAGGGGTATGAGTGGAGATGAGAAACAAGCGTGCCTCAAGGCTGCCGCGATGGAAGCACTCAAGAACGCTCAGTCTGCCGCGAGGCAGAATCCCGAGTCCGCTCCGCTTCAGAAGGAAGTTGAGAAGTGGACCCGCAGGGTTCAGGAATACTCCGCTTAATCTTTTATTCAATTTGATATAATGTGTTTAACAAGGAGGTGGGTAGAGATATCCACCTCCTTGTTTTTTGTATATACCCATAAGTAATTTAATTTATTACTAATTTGTTAACCCCTTGTTTAAATATTGGTGTAACTTATGAGAGTAAAACAAGGTTATATTTCAGATACAATTTCAAGTTTTGATTTTTTGCATCATATTGGGGTTGGACCTTATATATCTCAAACAGAACCGGTTGTGGTGTATGGTTGTTATACTCCGAAAGATTTAAAATTTATAAAAAGTCATAAATCAAAGGTTGTTTTACGGTGGTGTGGCGCGGATATTTTACGGTTTGGCAGTCCTAAATATTTTAAAGATATAGATATTATACACACAACAGCGTTAAGAATAGGATATGATAAATTAATACAAAATGGTATAAATGTTATTAAAACACTTCCTGAAGGGAGAAGAGAGGATCGTCTTACCGGTATAGATATGAATAAAATCAATCCTACACCATTAGGAGCAAAAATATATTTGTATAATCATAGTCCCAAGATAAAACCTACTAAACACATTCGGATATTAATGGAAGAATTAAAGAAGAAGAAAATACCTTATAGTTTTGTATATTCTGATAAGTTTTATTCTATGAATGAATGGTATTCTGGTGTATGTGATCAATTTTATAACGAATCATTTATAGGGTTAATGCTTAGTGAGTTTGCAAAAGGATGTACATCTGTAATAGATTTAGGATTAAGAGGTAGAAAATGTGTATCTAATATTATAGATTTACCGAATGTAATAAACTGGAAAAATGCTGATGATATATGTGAATCAATACTTAATGAAGTGATAAATATTGGTAAACCAAATAAAGAATTAGCCGAACAGGTATATAATTCCCTCGATAGAAAATACGAGTGGTTAAATATATAATAAACGGAGTAAAATTAAACAATGGAAAACAACAATCCTTTTAATACAGGTTATTACAGGGAGGATGAATTAGTCAACTTTGGATTTAAAAGTGTTGGTAAAAATGTAATGATTTCTAAATCATGTACCATAGTTGGATTAGAGAATATATCTATAGGAAATAATGTACGAATAGACAGCCAATGTATATTAACAGCTATAACTCCAGGATTTATAGAAATTAACAATTATATACATATAGCAAGTCAATGTATATTGGCTGGAGGTGGTGGAATAATTCTGGATAATTTCTCTAACGTATCATATGGCGGAAAACTGTTTAGTATGTCAGATGATTATTCCGGAGAATATCTTATGGGTCCGACAGTTCCAAAAGAATATACATGCGTCGATAAAAGAGTAATTCATTTTAAAGAACACACGATAACGGGAGCCGGATGTATAGTTTTTCCGGGAGTAATACTTGGTGAAGGTGTTGCGGTTGGATCCAATAGTCTGATTATTAAAAGTCTTGCTCCGTGGGGAGTATATATCGGTAGTCCTGTAAGGAGACTTCGTGACAGATCTAAAAATATGTTACAGTTTGTCGACAAATTGATAGAACAATAATTTAGGAGTATATAAATAAATGAGTATATCCTTGTCATACAAAATACTAAATGAAGGTATGATTTTAGATACTATGGTTAAGGATTTGGAAAAAGTAAAAGAAATTCTTGAGTTGACGAAGAAAGCAGACGCAGCAAAAACTGCATGGAAAAATTATAAGATTGATTATAAAAATTATGAATCGTCCACAGCTAAATATGAAAAATTGTATGATGAATATTTTAAATTGGATAAAAAAGTATTTGAGTTAAGAAATAACTTATCTACACATATGCGGAATAGAACAAAATCGATTCAGTCCATGGAAGAGAACATAAAAAAATTAGAAGCCGACATAGCCAGCGTCCGTGTATTTAAAACAAAAGCTAAAAAGTTCGGTAAACGCGCGATGATAGGAACGGCTATCGCCACTGTTACTGTTGCCGCCGCTATCGCGTATGCCAATCATAGATTAAAGATAGCTAATGATAGATGCGGACAGTATAGAAATGATAAAGAGAAGTATAACCAGTGTAAAATGTTAGGATATATAGCTGCCGAAAGAGAGATAGACAATGGATTAAAACATAATCCTGATTCACAATTGTTAAGAAATGAAAAACAAAGATTGCAAGATCTTAAAACTTCCGGAAGATAACAGATATGTTTATAAGTGAGAATATAATTAAAGAGGCATCCGTCAGCGAATTCTATAAAAATGTTATTGACGCCGAGACCGATTTTTATGAGAGAAATTTTGGAAAAAAGTTTGATCCAAATAGAAAAATATTTTCTAATAGCGTCGAAAGAGATTTACATAATAAAATAATAGCTCTAATAGAAAAGAGTAAACCCAAAAACGTTAAATTTAGAGTGAATGTAACCGACCCGTCTGGAAAAGTTAAGTATTCTATATACTCGGATAATATAGGAGAAGATATTCCGAAAATAGCTGAATCCACCAAAGAACAACTTAAAATATTTAAAGATAAATTAGTTAATTATTTAAGAAAACAAAAAGGTAAAATACCGGCTGTTCTTGGAATAGCTGCGTTAGTAGGTAGTGTATTATTGGTAATTAAAAAGAGATCTATGGACGAGTGTAGACAGTATATAAGAAGTAATGAGAAGTACAATAATTGTAGATTGATTGGATTTAAAGAATCTTTAAGATTAATAGATGAGGCATTAAAATACGAACCAAGTTCAGAGATTTTGTTGAAGAAAAGAGAGAAAGTGGTGAAGGAGATTAAGGATATAGATCCGGACTATAATGATAAGGATCCGTATGGCAATGGTAAACCGCTATCATACTATAAAGAAAATGCTCTTAGAAAAATATAAGAGGAATAATAAAATGTTTATTTCTGAATCGATAATAAATGAAATTTGGCAAAGAGAACGAAGTCCGGAAAGAGCGTATGATCAAGCACATCGAACCTGGGAGAGAATAAAAGATCTTAATAATCGAATTAAGAGGATACAAGAATATATGGATGAGGCTAAAAGAAACAATGCTAAAATTGATCCAACAATCACCAATGGAAGATTAGATGAAATCCAAAGGTTGAAATCGGAGATAAATAAAATCAGGGTTAATCCACCATCCCGGACAGGACAATTTATAAACAAAGTCAAATCAAAGATTGCTCAACCTAAGCCCGAAGCACAACCTTCTTCAGAGACAACAGGAACAGCAAAACCTCAAAGTCGGAATATGAAAAGACTCAAGAAAGCAGGCGGTATAGGACTTGCTGTAATTGGAGCGAATACTGTACTTAATAAAGTTTTTCCACCCGAGCGGGGAGGAGGTTATTAAATTATGTTCATTTCCGAACTCATTCTAACTGAATCCGAAGATAACGAAGACCAAGAGAAAAAATCGTTCCTTCATAGATTAACCAATTCCCCGCACAGTTACACCAAACTGGGAACAGCCGTGGGAGCAGGTATAGGATTGACTCTTGGTGGTCGAAACAGAACGGCTTTATTTGCCACTGGTCTTGGATTTCTGATTGGATTATATAAAGATCATAAATATAATCTTTCTTTGTGTGATAGAAAACCGGATGAAAAATCGAGACTCGAATGTTCTATAAGAGTAGAAATTAATCTTATAGGACAGTTAGAACAAAAAATGGAGAAAATGTTTCTTTCTCAAAATCAGGCGGAACTTATAGGTAAACAAATTGATGATAGAAAAAAAAGAGTGGATAAATTACGTAAGCGTTTAGCTCAACTCGATTAAGGTAATAAAAAACAAGGGAGTACCATAAAGAAAATGGTAACTCATGAGAAAGCGTGTATCCTGATACCTACACACTTTGGGAGGGAAAAAATAGTTGTAAAATGTATAGATAGATTGGTTAAACATTTTAATAAAAATTTAAAAAAAATAGTCTTAGTGGGCGACTTCGATAATTATACAGATACTAATTATAAAAGTAAAGATTGGGTAGAATATGTGCCCTTTGAGAATATGCTGTCTTATAAGATGAACAAAGGTTTGGAAGTATGTAGGGAATTCTCTCCTGACGCGGTTATGATATGTGGAAGCGACGACTGGTTTTCCGGTAATTGGTTGATTAACGGGTTACAAATGTTGAATAACGGATCTTTATTTGTTGGCGGACAATACTCGTTTGCTATGGATATTACAAAAGAACCTGTTGATGTATACCGTATATATCTTAAACTATTCGGTTCCGGAGATATTATGTCTTCTACGGTATTGAATAAAATAGACTGGACTATGTATAATAAGCCATTGATGAGAAGGCTTGATTCCAATAGAAGGAAACTCCTCTCCAAGAATGGAGCTACAAGATCTGAAATAGAGAATACCATTATTTTAACTATAAAGGGTGATTGGGAAATGATTACTCCGGTATCAGTAATTAGAAAAACGTGTAAAATGACACAATTGTCAGAAAAAGCAAAAGATAAATTCTTAAAAAAATATTTTAAAGATTATAAAGAATTTATTTAAAAGGAGTATTATTATGAGAAAGCAATTAAATAAAAATATCATGCCTGAATTATATAATTCCGAAAGGCTGCAAAAACTAATTCTTCGCAGATGTGGTGATGACGAAGATTGTATCCAAAGAGAACTCAATCGCTTGAACGATCTGCAAATTGCACCATTTACCAACGCAAGCGAGATATATATTAAATCAGGAATAGAAAGCCTTTCAAACAAGTTGGACAAAATGTCTGTAGGAAAAGTACCTTTGACAAATACATGTTCGTTGGCTTATAAAGTTATGGAAAATTCTTCTTTTAGTATTCCGGGTTTTGAAACTAATTCACTACCGGTTATTCCAACAGTATTCGATAGAACATCAGACTATTATGATCCGGCAGAAGAAGGGGACGACTCATACGGTCAATAAAAAACAAATAATAATATAAAGGAAATTATATGTCGTTATACAACTTTTTTCCAGAATTGAATTATTATTTTTATAATTATTGGATGAATTATGGTAAGATAGTATCCGATTTTATATTCATACCGGAATCTTATGACCTGACGACAGATAATGTTATCGAAAAAAACTCTCTTTTTTCTTTGTTGTTTAACAGATCGTTTTCTTCGGAAGAATATTATTATTTGTTTGATGAGATTACGCTGTCAGATCTACCAAGAGGAATTAAGGAAAGAATAGGATATTCCGGTTCTGAAATCCATATTTATCAGGGCGCTCCAAGTGGAATAATGGGGTCCACCTCAGAAAATATTCTAAATTTACAAACTGATGATTTAATGATGATGGATTTGCTGTTGCAATACCGTATAGGAAATATGCCATCTTTAGTTGGTATTTACCATGATAACCTTTCAACAACAATTTCTAAACTCATATACAGATATTTGGATTTTAAATTAAATGCTAATTTTAGCTGGTTTAATACAAATACATTAATTAGCGATCAAACCAATATCGTTGAGGTGATATTGGAATTGTATATACTCAACGAAGTACATCTTGATATGGAGTCATGGCAGTTACAGATAGACGCCGGAGTAATTAAATACCGGGCAGTTAGGCAAAGGCAGTATGTTACAGATCCCGATATGGCGCTTGGTAGAATATATTTTTGTTACTTGCCTAATACGTCTTTAAATTGGTATGTTACTATAGAAGGGGAATTACAATCCAATTCTAATTTTGAAATAAAGTATTTAGACTCCACTTCTGGAGATCTAACATGCCATACCAACTGTTATATAGAATGGGGCGATCTGGTGGATATAGCTACTGGTTATATTATAATTTTGGATTATTATTCACACGAACCAATAAAATACATAAGCGGGTGTGCTTGTTACCCGAATGGAGATGTTGATGCCATCCCTCCTGAATAGCAATGAAGTTCATGAGAGAACTAAATTATTTTTTGATCTTCTTGAAAGTCTTAGAACGAGTGATAATCCTGTAAATAGAAATTTGGATGATAAACTTAAACAGATGGCTTTTTCTGAAAAAGGGAAAACCGATCATTTTTTTAGAAATATTATAGATCAGGTAGCGTCTCTTACTCCAGACCATAAAAGAGTAAGAAAATTTTTAATCGATTGGTATTCCACTCATAAAGCGTTGATAAGACAATCGAGATATTATTCCGATCCGTATAACCTTTCCGATGACGCTATAAACGAGGTGATAAAAGGATTTGGTTTTCCTTATGCGGATCGTATAGTAGAGGCGGATGATAAAATAACGTTTTTACAGGAACTCGTGAATTTTTATAATAAAAAAGGTACACCAAGAACCCTTGCCAGTGTATTGGAATTTTTCGGCCTCAATAATATTAAGATATATGAATGGTGGATACATAAAATAAACAACGGCGATTTTGTAGCTAAAAACAAAGTAGTATGGCCTTTAAATTCCAATGAGAGACAAATATCTTTAGATTATGAATATTTTGTATCTGAGGATCCTTTATGGCAAATATCTTTAGCGGAACTTGAAGATTACTATAATAAATCAGTTATTGCATTACCATCGATTACACCTTATATTTCTCTTAGCGGGTCGTTATCATTATCTAATATTTATCCGGCACTTTCTGTTATTAACAAATTTGCTCAAGATGAATTTGATAACTGGTCCACCGGGGGAACATTATATCAACCATATACACTTAGCAGATATAATTTATCAGTATCTTTCTTAGAATTGTATCTATCGGTTTTGTACGTGTTTAATTATGGAGAACCCGAAGGAGTAGCCGCGCTTCCAAAATATATGTATTTATATTATGAAAATTTAATCAATGATGACGGTACTCCAAACATAGATTCTTCGGCTATAATGACCGAATACAACAATGTGATGAAAAGACCGGTTACTAAAGATGAACAAAAAATACTTATGGCCGGGCATAAGGATAAGTTCCTTGGATATGCTCCGGATTTCTTTTTAGATGAATCAGGCAAATGGACAGAATATCTACAAGAAATAAATCCAACTCTATACACAAGTATAACCGATGAACTTACGGCTAATGTTGACCCTGATCTCATTCTTAAAGATCTATTTTTGGCTATAGACAAATTCGTGTATATTTATAATTTCTCGGATACATATTTGTCTTATGTTATTTTAGGAACAGCGTTTATTAAAAGTATAAAACCAGTATTAGATTTTTTTAAACCGTATAGAGTAAGGGTTAAAGAATTTATTACATTATTTGAGATTAGAGATCCTCTTGGAGATTCACAGCTTGAAAAAGACGAATTATGGTCTACGGCTAACAATATATGTAACAATTCATGGGATCAGTTTAATGATGATTATATAGAGCAGACCATAGTTGTAGGTGATTTAATTAGTTATGTACACAGGGAAAATAATTTTGATCATTATATGATGGATATTTTAGTTGTAGGACAGACAGAGTTATTAATGGATAATGAGTTGGATATTACCGACTCCCTGTCTGTAACTCCGTCAGAGATATTTTTAGACGGATTGACAACTATAAATGACGAAATTGTAAATACAGAAATATACATAGAACTTGAGAGTATAGTTCATGATGATAACATTCTGGATGCTTATATGCGGGATGTTTTGGAGATTACCAATACCGAATTATATGGGAACTTTCTGTATGATTTCGACGATGAATCTTTTGGCGGTTTGGATGTTGGACCAAACTGGGTTATTGAAAACGATTATGCCAAGAGTTTAATGTATGATGATAATAATTTAATTCCCAGGGGAGCTGCTCCTTATATAATTGAAAATGAAATAACAAATGGATTTTTTGAAAGTGGTAATACCAGCGGGTGGATGGATAATGGAAGCATGTCTGTTAATAATGATTTTGCTCCTGGTATAGATGGGTATGGAGTTACACTTACAGCCAATTTTCCATCGTTGCCCGAAGTAAAGGCTGAAGACACCGTTACTATAGTTTCTCCGGGAATGGAGTATATTAAAATAACAGGATATGCGAAAGCGGGTATTGTTCCGGCTAAAATATCTGTAAGCGGTTCAACGTTTACAAAAGAAATGACTGCTGTCGATACGGTAAATTTTGAATTAATGTGCGGTTCTTATTTGATTGAAAGTGACAGCAGCCTGACATGTACTCTGTCTTTATACTCGGCTACTCCTCCGTTTAATCCTGGAGATAATGCTAAATTTGATAATATTTGTGTGTACAGGTTTACTCCCGATATGGTGTATAATACACAGCGGGCCGGGGTAAGAAAAAGCGTTAAGGCTAGAATATGTGTTGGATATGGAGATTTGGGCGGAGTAGTATCACATATGGATTCCACATTTCCCGCGAATGGTATAGTTGCTTATATCCAACAGGATAATTTTGAAGATTCCGCAAGAATTCTGATGAGAAAACTTGAATCGTTTGTATGGACAACTCTTATTGACACTCCCGTAACATATGTTGATTGGGCGTATATAGAGATTAGGGATGTCGGACACGATCAGTATGCTTTGTACTACAACGATACCCAAATAGGCACTACCCAGACGATTACAGGAATGAATATTTACGATCGATATGGTTCTATGTATGTTGGTGGAATATATCCTTCCGGAGTATACGGTTATGAATATGAATACTATGACGATATATATGGTACTGGTAATGGTATGGCCGGAGGAATAGATGACCTTGAAGTATTTGATTATGAATATGCTTATTTTGATTTTACCGGAACGAACGCATCTCCTGTGGTTGACTCTAATCTAATAAATGCGTCTTCCAGTTGGGTGTTGAAAGACGGTTATGCCAGATTGACTCTCTATGACACAAATTACGTAAGTCCTCCTGGAGACGAAGGAACTGTAACCAACTTAGTGAATAACGGAGATTTTGAAACAGGTACTACAACGGGCTGGAGTGTGGTGTACGGTTCGATAGCTTTAAGCACCACGTCCTATCATGGTACTTATGCGCTTGAGGGTACACGCGGTGCGTATAATTTTGTAGCGCAATCCGTCCCTATGAGTTGTACCGCCGGAGATTTTTATTTGTTTTCTGCGGCGTGTAGAAATATAGATGCCGTGACTCCGTATGTAGTATTGGATTATACCAACGTTGCCGGTATTTACTATATTACATTCAGTTTAACAACCGTATATGAGAGAAGAAAAACCGCCGGACAAGTTGTAACATCGACATCCGCATTGGTAATAAACCCTGGGCTTGGTGGTGAAGCCGGGAAAAAAGCCCTGTACGATTCTATAGCATATTATAAGATCAGTCCTTCAGATGTGTTTGCCGTAAAAGAGATGACCGGAAGAAAGAGTGTTAAGGCTAAGATATATGTTGCATCGAGTGAGTTGCTTGGTGTTGTTTCTCATCTCGACGACCCGTCAAATCCGCGGAACGGTATAATAGCTTACTATCATGGTATAACTGGAAAAGTTGAAATGAGGAAGGTTGTATCCGGAACATGGACAACTCTCGTTACAGTTGCAACCGCCAAAGTAAATTGGGCCTATATAGAAATCAGAGATGTTGGATTGGATACTTATGCTTTATATTATAATAATGCCAAGATAGGAGCAGACCAAACAATTGGCGGATTAGGCGCATATACTAATTATGGTATGATGTATGTCGGAGGAATTTATTTCTCACAGTCCGAATATAACACGTTCGGCACATACCATGGTGGAATTGACGACCTTACTATATGGTAAATCATAGGAGAACTGGTTATGAGAGAAACGCGCTTATGGTTTCCATGGAAAAATAACGCCCCGGATTTTTCCGGACTTCCGGATATACCAAATTTTGTGGACGATGAAGGTAATATTTTATCATATACTAAGCCGGATGTGTCGTGGGCGTTGGATTGTGTACCTGATATAAATGATGAATTTGTAACAATTATTGTATATTCCGACGATGACGTTTTGATACAACAACTTGTTTCTATACCGGGGGTTCAGGTTTTATAGAATCCAAAACGCAGGAGGTAATTTTAATGTCTGAAGTTAAGACGATCATTTTAAGAGATAATATGAGAAAATATCTTAAAGATAGACTAAGCGGCAAATCTATGGCATCAAACCGTAGTTCTGTTAAAGGGCGGGTAGTGATACATGGAAGAGATAAAGGGGAACAAAATTTTAAACTTATAACTGATAAGTCAAATTTGATTGTTTATAGAGGAAGAAACTGGTTGATGTCCAGAGCATTTGGTATGGATATGGCTACTGGAGTACGACCCGATTGGTATAACAGGACTATTAAATGGTTTGGTATTGGAACCGGAGGAACTCCTGTAGGAGGAGATCCCCTTGATATCGCATCTCCAGAACTTGTAGATTGTAGTCTTGCCGCTCATGAAGATATTGGAGGATTGAGTTATATGGAAACCACAGACGGAGGATATCAATACAAGGCGTTTGATGGCGGATACCCATTGTTTATACATGATCCTGATGTTCCTGTGGGACCGGAAGTTCTTTGTACAGACGATTTAACCACAGATCCTGTAGACGGGCTTGATTACTATGGAGATAATTATTTGGTTGGTTTGATTCAGGTTACTCTTGACTCTACCGAAGGTAATGGTAGTGGTTATCTTGATTTGAACGAGGTTGGCTTGTTCTGTTCCGAAACCCAGGCTGGTTATTTGGACGCGGATATTAATATTTTCGCAAGATGTACTTTTTCAACTATTAGAAAAAGCAGCGCAAGAGAATTGATTTTTACTTGGTATATATTTTTCTAAAAAAATAAAGAGTGGTGTTCCGGATCCGGGGGGATCCGATGATTTGGAATCCCCCCGGATGGTGATTTTAGTGAATGTAGGACGAACGGGAACCTTGGACAACATCCAACCCAAGGGACTGGAAGAGAAGTATCGTATCCTTTCCGGCTTTCGGCGACTTCGGGGTCATGATGACCCCCGCCATCGTAAGCCTGAGAGGGCCGCCGAAGATGGATTTGTCCCGGCGTCTCGGATCCGGGTCAACTAGATATAACGACTCCCCGAATTCCGGGGTTTCGATTTTCTCTCCGGTTTCCTCGGCGGTAAAAACCGTCCGTCTTTCGACGGGTCCGGATACCGCCATTTTGTACATGGCGCCCTCGTCCGGGAGCCAATTCGGACGGAGCTTGTCCTTCACCCACCCAATGGCTTCCGCCGGGGTTTTGGTAATCCCCTTTTTGTGCAGAAAAGCGGAAAACCCTTCCGGGCCGATCTGGTAGATGGGTGTGTGCATGGCCTCTTCGACCACCCACGCCTTGTACCCGATGGCGTTGCACACCGTCATGGCCGCCGCTTCCAGGTTCCTCCGGATTTCTCCGAGAACCTCGTAACCGCGTTCCTTGGGTTTTTCGACGGCCCATGTCCTCCCGGCACGATCGGGGAACGTGGCGAGTTTGATCTGCCGAATCCGAAGCTTTCGGGCCTCGGCGATCGTCTCGTCACAGAAATTGCTGTCCGGATCCAGGAAACTCGGGAACCCGAGTTCGAGGATTCCGTCCTGCACACCCTTACGGGCGGCAGTCATGTTTCCGATGACCTCTTTTGTGCCATTGGAAATAATCATCCAGTCGACTTTTTGAGCGTCCTGCATGCAAGCCTCCTTCGTTCCGGTTTGACCTTAAACACCGGCAAGGATTTGGTTTTTCACTTGTCCTTCGATTAGCTGTTTTCCGCAAAATCCGCAATAGTTGACGCGGAAAGAGCAGAACTTCCCGCAACCGCCACATATCCTATATAACGGCGAACTGCATTGTCCACAATGGGTTTCCTCTTTGTGCGCAAATACTCCACAAAACGCGCACACGATAGGAGGAGTGCCTGTGGGCGAATCGGTTAAAAAGGTTCCGCAGATTTCACAGAATCTATTATCGTACACACGACTACCGCATCCCGGACAGATAACTATTACAGGCATTCTTTCACCATTCTTTCATTTTAAAAAAACATGGTGTGGGTTGATACTTACATTATACGGAATTAATTCCGTATGATTATTATTTAATATATATAATAAATAGCTTATTTTTTTGTATTTACGATCAGGACAAATTTTAAAAAGGATGTATATATAAGGTATATATACAATTTATTGGTAAAGAATATATAATTCTTAATTTTGACTTTTGGAGGTATATAAGGTATGCCATCTATCAATGTTTCTCCTGGTATAAGAACTAAAATCATTGATCTTTCTGATTATGTACAAAACGTGCCAAGCACCATTGGATTTATAGTTGTTATTTCTGAACAAGGCGAAGATAATAAACTGATTGCTACGAATGCAAGAGATTACTATCTGGATTTCGGTAAACCGAATATTAATTATGTTGGAAAAGCATATGGGCAGGGCACGCTCATCGCTTCTTCGTTTTTAACCCAATCCGACAACCTGTATGTTATTAGACCGCTTCCTGATGATGCTGATTATGCGAATATGATTTTGTCCGTGGAGACAAGCGGAAATCTTGGGCCGGATGGTACTTCCGACGTTAATGTCTCTTCAGAGGCGGCTATTGGAACTCAAAATGAACTTGAAACATTAGTTACTGTTGGCGCAAATCCCAATAACGGTTTTGTTATCTACGGTATTGGAAGAGGAGAATTCTACAACAATTTCCAGATTGATATTTCCGAACATCCCGATGTAACAAAAGAAAATATTTATCTAATGGATATTTATCAGAAACAATCCACAAAAGATGAAGACGGAAATGATCAATACGAGATTATCAACACCTATGAAGTATCGTTTGATTATCGCGACTTGGATGATTCTGGCGAATCTATGTTTATAGAAGATGTTATCAATCGGTTTGAAAGATACATTCGGTGTATGGCTAACAAAGAGGTTCTCTTACAGGCTATTACTGACGGTGCTAATTTCTCACAGCCGTTTGAAGCAGGTCCGGTAAGTTTATCCAACGGTTCTTCCGGTTCTCTGTTTAATGGCGACGGAACAATCAATACCACCACAGCGGATTCTATTATCACATCCGCTTATAAAGGCGAGCTTACCAAAACCAACGGAGAACTTCTACAGGAAGTTCTGGATACTGATAATTATTATTTCAATATTGTTTTAGATGGTGGTTATCCAAGTGATATCAAAAAGTTTGGTATTGCCGCTCTTATTGCGTCAAGACTTGATTGTATGGCTGTTATGGATAATGGCGATAACTACTCTGTTACCCAGGCGCTTACCAAACGTACAGATACACATACATTTAATTCCAAGTACATGGGTCTATGGGAACCATACTCCAAGATCTTTGACTCTTGGACAGGAAAAGATGTTTGGGTCAGTCCTGTTTATCATATGGCGAGTATTATACCATATACGGTAAACAATGCGGAACTTTGGTATGCTCCCGCCGGTTATAACCGGGCGACTATCGACAGTATCAAAGAACTTAGATTTAATCCTCTTCTTGGCGATAGAGAGAATATGACCCTTGCACAGTTGAACTACATTGTGAAATTCAATGTTGGTTATACTGTGTGGGAACAGAAAACAACCCAGAAGAGAGCAAGTAAATTACAATCATTTAATATTATGATGTTAGTGTTATATATTAAGAGAGCATTGGAACAATTCTGTAAATTCTATATCTGGGAACAAAACGATTCTTATACATGGGAAAAAGTATCCAACGAGATTTCTATTTTCTTGACACAGATTAAAGAAAAACGCGGATTGATGAATTTCGATGTCGAAGTCAGTGCTACGGATTACGAATTAAAGCAGGAAAAATTCCATGTGAATGTTACCTTGTATCCGACCCCGACGACCAGACAGATCGATCTGAACTTCTACATTAAGTAAAAAATGATAAAGAATAATTAAGATGTTTGTGGATGTTAAAGAGGGGGTAGGGATAAATCGGTAGTCACATTTCCGTTTAGACGGATGCGCTTCCCCGATGTCCCTACCCCCCAAGGCGTGGCGCTTGTCGTCGCAATGTAGGTCTATTTGCATCCTAACTACGCAAAGCCGCTAAAATACATAGCGGAGACCTCCTTTCCCGCTTCTACTGCCGTGTTTCGCCGAGTTTCGTCTGGCCGGTGCGGTGGTGAGAAGCGATAAGAGTTAAATACTTATACTTATTATTTAATATATATATAATAAAACCGGATTTTTAAAAATAGCTACTAATATCTAAATAGTTATTTGTATAGATACAATCGATAATATGGAAGGATGTGTTGTTTATTTGCATATTCATATTATCATGCCAGTGACCGGATACCCAAACGCTTGGGTGATAGATTTCCAATATTGCCTGTAGAGCGGTTCTGCTGGGATCGTTTTCCAGTTCATAATGCGAAACTTTCTTTTTAAACGCATCATGATCGAATACAGATTCGGGACAGGTATGAGAAACAACAACATCTATTTCCGTATAGATATCTCCTATTCTTTGAAAATCTGTATAAGAGATAACTTCCTGGGGCCACCACGTTACCCCTTGAATCCTTGAGTTTTTATCAATACTGTTTGCGCCGCCAAAGAATAAAACATTTTTATTATTAATTGTTAATACAGATCCACGGGGCATATAGTAAACATCTTTCATGATTTCAATCGGAATTATTCCGTGTTTTGATACCAGATTATCCAAATCGTCGTGGTTTTCGTGGTTGCCGTCACACCAGTAAATCTTGGTACTTGGATTTATAATACCATACTGGTTCCATGGCTTACCCGAGCCATCAAACTTTGTACTACCGTGAAAATGGGGCCACCATCCGAAATCGCCACAGATAAAAAGAATATCTGGTTTGTAGATATCTATGTGTTTATTCAGATGGTTCCATTCTCCGTGTACATCACCGATTGCGTGTATTATCATTTTTATCCTTTTTATTAAGATACTCTGATATCAAACTTCCCAATATAATCAATACAACCACGACAACCATCAAGGATGTAAAAATTAATCCCCATATAAGTTTAACTAACGGACTAAAAAGAACAATTCCAATCAGGATTAGGAATGCGCAACCAATAGTTGACATTGTTTTACCTTTTTTTTAAAGATATTAATGACGATCTATAATTTAATATATATAATATAAACTCAAATTAAAACAGATATTTATATGATGGGTTAAGGACAAATTATAAAAATAGAATTCTTGTAATGCTCGACGGGTATTAACCAACCCCTCGCCCCGTCGACAGTAGTGTGGGGGTTATCATGCCCCCACACGAACACATAACCGGGTTGGAAACAAAAGAAGTTATTTTTTTATTGGTCATTTTAATATATAAGTTAACACAGGAGGTTCAAATAAATGAACAACAGTTTCGCTCCGATTGTAAACAATAAATTTTCCCGTAAATGGAGCGGCAACCTCGGAGCCGTAGATCCTTATATTACCGGTCATTTTTTTACCCGCTGGGTAAATCTACCTCCAAATCTTGGTGATGCTATTGGACATCCAGGAGATAACGCCGGTGTTGGTGGTGGAACAAATGTGGCCCAGATACTTGAAGCTACATGCCTTTCTGTTTCGAATCCCGCGTCTACTGTAAACCGTGCCGAGTTTACCGGATTAGGTGGAACAAGATGGGCAGTGCCTACAAACGTGGATGAAGATAATACAATTACATGCAGATTTCTGGAGTTCTCAAGTCTACCGATATACTCTATTATGCACGGATGGGTAAGACTGATCCGGGATTACCGTACAGGAACGGCTGAATTTTTAAGGGATGAATATACACATTCTTCTTACGCCGCTGCTATGTATTACTGGACTACCAGACCGGATGGTCAGACGATAGAATACTATTCCTGTTTTACCGGTATTTTTCCGTTGAGAGATCCTGCCGACCTGTTTGGCTCTGATATCACCACCTACGACAAAGTTGAGATTGATATCGACTTTAACGTACATTGGAGATATCACGAACCATGGGTAAAAACAAAATGCCAGACTTATATGTCTGCTCTTAATTCCGATAGGTCTAATCCTCTTACAGGATATAAACCACAAGGTTAATGTTTTGACTCGCGGACTTCAACTTTTACTTTCATTGGGGGAATTTTAAATGTTTACAGGCTTTCAGTTTAAGTTTCCGGTCTATACAGTAATAACTCCGCAATCTGGCCTTTCTTTTGATGTAAGGGCGTTGGTTACGAGAGAGATTCGTGCGTTAAAAACTTCTCATCCGATTCCATCCGCCGCCCCAGAAGCGATTAATAACACGATGTTCACATGTATTCAAAGATTTCCAGATGGTATTAATACCATTGAAGATTTTAAACGTAAGGTAACTCTGCTGGATAGGGAGGCTATTCTATACGGAATTTATCATATGACTTTTGGAGATGAACTGGATTTTTCGAATAAGTGTCAGAATTGTGGAGAAGAATTTGGTAACATTAAAGTTGATATTTCAAAGATGTTTAGTATGAACGCATATCCAAAATCTGACAATATCATTAATTCTTATGTAATATCCAAAGCTATTAATGGACCGGAAATTAAGGACGATACTATTGAAAGAGCTATCTTCGAACGAAATATAAAAACAGAAGTTATTGATAAGATTCCAGAATCTCGAAAATCTAATTCATATGACGATGCTGGAGAAGAAGATGGTATTCTTTTTCATGAACAGGAAGTCCCTAAAAGAAAACCAAAAGAACAACCACGCAATGTGCATCAACAACCGCCCGTCGAGCAGGTGGCGGTCAGCACTTCAAAATCAATAATCGATGAACGCATTAATATCGAATTGCCCGTAATGGTCACTGTAAAGTGTGTGATTAAACAACCGACATTATATGATGAAGAAATGACGCTTAAAAATTTATCACATTTAAGTAAAAAGGATTTGGAAGTTTTATATGAGATAATGCCTATAGATAGGTTTGAAGAGATGGCCGATCCTAATAATGTAAACTCTACCCGTATTTATAATACGAAAGAGGACATTATGTTCGCCTATCAGGAATTACATTGGATGGATACGAAGAAAATTGATGATATTTATGCTGAGAATTTCGGGCAATATAGAATTTCTTTAAAAACAGATTTTCCCTGTACTAAATGCGGTCATGTAGAGCCTTTAGTTTTAAATATGCTCGACTTGTTTTTTCGAATGGTTATGTCCTAAACGTTCTGAAAAGAGAGATCAATTTGAAAAAAAATTAGACGAAGACATTCATGCTTATATGGAATATCGTAACGTAGCTTGGGAACAAATAATGGAGATGCCATATGGATTTTTTATTAAAGATTTAAAATGGAAAAGAGATCTTGATGATGAGAAAAGAAAAGCTGAAAAAGAGATTAACTTGATAGATAAGGGTAAAACTGAAAGGGCGCTTAGGAAAAAGAATTCCAAATATAGTAGATAAATCATAATATAAAGGAGGAATTTATGTCCTATATAGAAAGGTTTTTTAAAGAGGTTCCAGAAAAACGCTCTGTGATTAGGGATATAGATGCTGTTATAGATTCCTCCGGTGATTTTAAAAGATTGGAAAATATAGATGTTGTTATGAGAAGTATTATCAATATCTTTCTTACTCCAAGAGGAACGTATTTGATGGAGCCGGATTATGGAAGTGAATTATATAAATACATATTTGAACCGCATGACGAGATCACAAGAAATGATATATACAATGAATTAACAAAATCTGTAAAATTATTCGAAGATCGTGCGGTTATAACTTATGACGTATTTTTTATGAGAAATCAAGATGGATTTATAGTCAATATATATGTATCGTTCCGTGGAGAAAAAAGGAAGACTACTATTACCATAGATGAATCTTTACTTAGAACTGTGGTGGGGTAAATAAATGACACACGAATTTATAAGAAAAATCAATTATATATCTGATTATTACACCACTCAGAATACGTATGTTTCAAAATTAAATGTTCCGGCATATCCGGTAACTTATTATAACATTGATTTGAAAAACAGTATTTATGACAATGAGAAACTTCAAGCTGGTGCTTACGAAAAATATGGAGTAGGGCAACTATCTGGAATGGTATGGAGAAAGATTCAAATGCTTCCGGTTTATTGGGTAGAGCAATTAATACCCGAGAAGGTCGCGGAAGAAAAAGGTTTAACGGTTCAAGATAGTTTGCATGGTAGTATATGTATACCAACTTCGTATAATGTAAGACCTTACGAACTCGATATCATAAAGTTTCACCAGAACTTTATGTTTCGAGGATCTGATGAAGTTTTGGTGTTTGTTGTTAAAAATATTGGATTTACAACGTTTGGAGATATAAACTATTATAAGTTATCCATAAAGGTCGGAACTGGTTCAGGTACAACAAAAGTAGAGAATCAAATATCAGAACATTTGATGTATTTGGAACTAACACAAAAAATCCATGACTTGGACACTGCGAGTGTTCTATTAAAAATACAGTCGAATCATACAGCACTCGCAGAATCTACAGTAGAATTAAAACATCCTCTTGGTGTTTATCTACAGGGGGTATCGTAATGACATTCATTTCTGAAAAGATCCTAAACGAAGAAAAAGTAAGGATTGAAATTAAACCTGGAGATCTTGGGCTTGGACTGGATGATTCGCTCGAAAAGTATAAAGATCAGTTAAGAGGTGGGAAGTCGTGGAACGAATTATCCAAACAATTAAACACCCTGAAGATATTCAATAAAAATAAACATCCGGATGTTGCTGCCAAAGCGGAGAATAAAAGAACCGCTCTGGCGGGATGGGTGAAAAAGAAACGGGAGAAAAATCCAGATGAGTATAAGTAAACAAATTATGGAAGCAGTGTCTGTTACAGATGCTCCGGATTATAATCTCTCCAGACAGACAGGGATGCAAAGACAGATGGTAAATGCTGATAGTAATATTAGAATTGTCGATGAAAAGATTAATAGAATGAAACTGTTGATTCAACAAATGGAAGAGAAAAAGAGAGAACACCAAGAGATAAAAAATAACGCAAAGGAAAATTTACAAAAGACTCAATTGAAGAAACCTGGATATAGTCCTGCTCCTTTAAGATACAAAATTTAATAGGGGGCATAGAAGAAATGATCAGTTATTTTATTTTAAATGAGTCTACTAAAAGAAGAAAGCAGTGGATCAATTATTTGAGATTACAAAAAGCTAAAGCTGAAAACAGATTATCTCAATTAAAGATTGATTATGCCAATCTTAAACTACAACGGGATAGTCGTGGTATGGATGCTATTATGATAGATATAAAGGAGACTGATAGACGGATTGAACAATACAGGCGCCAAATATCCACCGAGCGTGAAGGTGGAAAGAGCGAAGATGATAAGTAAATCTATTATGGATCAAAAAGCTAATCAAACGGCAACTTCTACGAATATTTCCAATCGTCCTACCGAAAATCAGATAGAACCCGGCAATTATAAAAAAGGGCACATTCGGGTTTTAGGGTTGGATATAGCTATTGAAAATCCGAGAGGATCTAAAAGATTCTGGAAAAATCCTGATGGTAAACTAAATTATAATGTATTAAAACATCATTATGGATATATTAAGAATACTTTGGGAAAAGATGGAGATCATTTGGATGTATATTTAGGGCCGGATGTGGAATCCCAAAACGTATATGTGATCAATCAGATAAATTTTAAAAATTCTTTTGACGAACATAAAATTCTTTTATTCTTTAATACATTAAGAGATGCTACTGAAGGATACTTTGATTGTTATTCTGGAGATTGGAATAATGTAATGTCGGTTCATAGATTATCTATTGACGACTTTAAATTATGGTTAAAAAATAATAAATTTAATACTCCGATTACAAACAAATATTTTAATCTGGGTAGCCAAAATGAATAAAAGTATAGCAGTAGATCTTGACGGAACTCTGGCATTTTATGAAACGGGATATGCGGGATTTAATAAGATTGGCGCTCCTATAAAACCTATGGTGGATTTAATAAACAAATTTCAATCACAGGGATATAAGATAAAAATTTTTACAGCCAGGGCAAATAATAAAAAGAATATTCCTGTTGTAAAAGAATGGTTAAGAAAAAATGGATTGGGTGATTTTGAAGTTACTAATGTTAAAACTCCGGATATAGTGTTGTTTATCGACGATAGGGCGGTTGGGGTAGAAAAGAATACTGGAAAGCTGTTGAGTAAATATTCACACATTATTCAAGAAAATGTAACTGGAGGACCAACTATGGGTTTTTATCGCGACGTTCTAAATGAGATGCTTAGTGAAATGGAAATTGGCGATGATGAGTGGGAATATGAAGGTGAGGCCGCTGGTGAGGATGGTTTGAATGACGATGATATAAACGCCATGCCTATTTACGCCAAAGGTTCTGTCGCCGGTCCCAAAGGATTCGAGAGACCGGACGAGGCAGGATACACCGAAGATGTAGCTGGAGATCCGGCTGACAACTTCTACAATTCGCAGGAACTTCCTACCATTAAATACGGATATCGCAGAGTGGTAGATGACATGGATGAGGCCGGAGAGAGCACTTATAACGGCCCCAGGCAACCTGCTGATATTGAGGATACATTTGAAAATTTTGCGGAAGGTTTTTCTCCGAGATTGGCCGCTCTTTTAAGACGGTAGTGACTTGTATTAAAATAGGTCGGATATACCACATATCCGGCCTATTTTTTACTATATACCCAAAACGAGGTAAAGGTAGGTAATAAAATATGTTTGATGAATCCTCAATTAAAATTTACTCAGATAGAGATAAACTTAGAACGCAGATCATCGAATATGCCAAAGACTATTTAGAAATGGATAATATAGATTTATCATACTCTTCATACTTATCATACCTTATTAATATTATTTCAGCAATGACTTCGAATTTGTTATATTATAACGCTTCGGTATCAAGAGAATTTTTTATCACCAAAGCTATACAGAAAGAATCCGTTTTAAATTTGGCATCTATGCTTGGATATAGTCCTCCATTTGCGACTACCGCCCAGGCTCAGATAATGGTAGCAATTTCAATTGATTTTTCTGACGATGTATCTATTAGTATACCTTCGGGATTTAAATATTATACGGCTGATAATACAGTGTTCACTCAAAATAATTCTGTACAGATAGATATTACGAATCCCAACGATCCGAATAGTCTAATTATACGGGTACAGGAAATCGAAGAGGTAGGCACAGGAACCAATCTTGTTAAGAATATTCCTTATAGATTAAACGACAACAAAAATATTGTTTATTTTTCAGTTACAGCTTCTCAAGAAGAATTTGAAACCCTTGAATTTTCAATACCTTCTTTAGAGCCTTATGAGTTTCATCATGTGGATCTTACATTTACTGGTTCGTTATCTTCTCTGGCAGTAGTAACATTTCAGGACTCCCCAGAATCCACTGAAGATATTTGGACCAAGTATGATTCATTGTTTTTAGTACCATCTGGTGTTAAAGGATTTGCGTATAGAACCACTGGTTCCGGTGGAAGGATTTCTTTTGGAAATGGGGTTATTGGAGTACAACCAAAATCCAACTATCAGTGCAAGGTTACTATAGGGAAGACCCTTGGAGCCAAAGGAAATGTTATCGCGGGTTCTATTGTTAAAACCGATAAGCTGTACGTATCTGATAACTCGATTAATAAACCAATAAAATTAAGAGTTATTAACACGGCTCCGGTTACCGGAGGAACTGACGCTCCTACAATAGACGATATTAGAGCCGCTGCACTGGCGAATGTATCTTCATCAAAAAGACTTGTTACTATGGAAGATTATAGAAATATGAAGTATATTGTAGAGGATTTTCCCGTTAACACTTCTATTGAGGTTATGAAAAGATCTGATATTAAAACAAACGAGATCTCTTTATTTACGGAATTGATTTATGATGATAGCGTTGTTCCTATGCGAAATACCCGGTTGGTTCTCGATTCATCGAATTTAACATATGTTTCCGCATATGAAGAAGTTACTATAGACGGGGAAGAATACAAGACCCTGTTTGACATGGAGATAGATTTAGCAAATAAAGAATGTAAATATATTTATCTTTTGGATGAAGCAGAGATTACCGCGTCATTGTTGAGCAGCGGCGTATCGAGTTTAAAAGTTCTTCCCGTTTATGCAAAATTTACAATCACGAGATCAAACACCCCGAATGACGATTACGTAACTATCGATTTTTATTACCAAATAGTAAATGATGACGGTAGTGTCGATTATTCTATCGCTGAATGTAAAATTACAAATGATTGGGATTATGAAACGAAAGATATGGTTCATCACTACTCTTCAGGAAGTACGCTTAATTACTTTTCAACAACTTATCTTGTGCAGGAAATTGGATATGGTGAAAGAGTTTTAACATTCTCCCTTCAGTCTCCTACACCGGTAACTGTTTATTTCACTGCTACCGTTAACGCTATAATCAAACGGGACTTATCTGATTTTATGTATAGTGCTGTAAAAACATCGGCGGATGCGCCATATTATCAAAATTGTGTATACGATGTACCTGTAATTCAAAAAGCATATTATGATACAATCGATCAAGTACATTTTAATGATCAAATATTGTATAAAATTATTTCTTTTGATGTAACACAGTATCGAATGCTTACAGACTTTATTAATTTAAAATTTGCGAACAGTACCGGATATTTACGAAATATGTATTATAATGAAAGACGATTTACCGTTAAATCTACAGATCCTATTACGCTGCCCGTTACTCCTGCGGATGGTGACAAGTATCTGGTTACAGGAGCGCTGAACGTGTTCGGGTTTGATCCGATTTGTGTGGCGGAATGGCAGGCTATATCCTCTTCATGGATAAGAAACGGACTATATGTCAATGATTTGATTTATGACGATGATGAACTTAAATTGTATATATTTACAGGAGATAATGTGGTCGAACCATTAATGTCTATACCATTTAATATACATGCGGTCGTATGGAGACAATCCGGATCGAGTATAACATCGAACACTCTATCGCAAAGAATAAAAGATGAACTTATTAGTGAATTATATTCTAAATTTGGATATGATAAACCTATATATCGAAGTGAGATTATTAGCACTATCCAATCTGTTACTGGTGTAGACCACTGCGAACTATTATCTCCACCACACGATATATTCTTTGAATACGACGTATATGAAGATCTAACACAACAGGAACTATTAGAATATACTCCGGAATTAGTGTATTTCGACACATCAACAATCGTTTTAGATATAAAGTAAATGGGAGGATATGAATGGCTAAATTAACTTATTTACCGCCAATATATTACGATGAAAAAGTACATAAAAAAATGTTGATGATTAGTGGTAGTGAAATGGTAAACTCAGACAAGGCGTGTTATTACGGAAAACTTAATAGATATTATAACGATTTACTGGAAAGTGTCCATATAAACAGGGTACATGTAAATGAATTTAAAAATAAAAACATAAGTGAAAAATATAAAAGTTTTTCGTTATTAAATGATGACTTTACAATATTTCTTATTATGTGTACTATCGCTTTATTAAGAAAAGGTCAGGATGCTTATGCGTATTATTGGTTTAATCTGATTACATTAAAATTCCATGCGAGCAGTATGCATAAGTTTTTTCAATTTTGTAACCCGGATGCATTTCTTGTAGCATTGGATCAGTTATCCCATAAGCATTTATATAAGGCTCATGGCGGGGTGGCATCTTCTCTCAAATATCTGTCGGTCGAAGAATTCAAGAAAAACAAAGCTATTTTAGCTTCTACGACATTCACGGACGATGATTTGGTAAAGATTATATATATGCTTAGAACGAGAATTACGCAGTCTATAAGATCGTTTGCGGAAATTTATTATGAGGTATCGGCAACACCGGATAAATCTGGTGGAAAAGATCCTGAAATCATGGATAGAATAGAAATGGCTATAGATAAAATCGCTATGAATATGTGTGTATATGGACAGAATGACACAGTTGCGGCACAACAGGCAATTGCAAAATCAGGAATACGTAAAGAAATCGGTTCTTCCATAATGGCGGATTTGTTAAGATCTGAATTTAAGGAAGACGTGCGGTTCATATTGATACTTACACATAGAATGGCCGCGCCGTCCGGATTAAAAAATGTATGTGTCGAGACTAAAAGAAACAATTTAATACGCAAGATGATCAGTGGTATGAAAATAAACGACTATTCTGTAAAGGAACAGATTTTAAATTTGATTAGAAAGTTACCTAATTCATATCTTTATAGAAATATATACGAGCAACAATTATTAATGTTTTTTTGTCATTATATAACTATTTATCTAAAGAACAGGATATGTTAATATGCCATATCCACAAAATCCAACTTCGGTTGTTGTTAAAAATAACTATTATTCCCTGGGACTAACGGAACTTCAGATTTGGAATCATTATCAGAAATATAAAAAACAAATTGTTAACGAGATTGATCTTAGATTTATTCTTTTATTTATAGTTCCCAAGCTAAATGATACAATAGTCAAACGGAAAACAAAATATGGATATTTGACTCTTGATAAATTTAATTATGATTATGTTGTATCTGGTCGAACACTGTCGATCGCGGTGGAAAGAGAACTAATGACTAATTATATGATTATAGATATAGACAAAGGAAATAATGTTAATGAGCAGGATATGAAAAATTGCGTGTCTGAATTACTAAACGATAAAGATTTTACAAAGGCAGCTAATAGTCATAAAATTGTAAATTCCGCCGAAGGTTATCATGTATATTTTTATTTGAAAAAAGATTTTCCGTTAAATGAAGTTTATGACTGGATAAACGATAACCTTAATAAATATTCGGATAAATACGTACTCGGAGGAAATCCGCCGCCACCGGGCAAAATAAAGCTCGATACATCTCCAGCGCGGTATAGGGGGGCGCATACAGTAATAAACGCCCTATGTAGAAATGGTCTGATGGCTATGGAGATATCAAACCTGAAACAATTTAAAAGAACGGATGCAATTATAAAGTAGGTATAAACATGGGAAAAAATATAACACACGAGGATATACTAAGAGCACAGGAATGGTTGAAATGTAAGAACGATTTAATTTATTGGGCGGAAAAATATGTCTATCTTCCCATAGGAGGGCGAGATCAATTATGTTGCTTACACGATGCCCAACGAAGAGTAATAAATGAGTTTAACAAGTATCATTATCTTACAATATTAAAATCGAGACAGACAGGATTTTCTACTGCTTCGCAGATTATTGTTGCTCACATGGCTACATTTTATAAGAATGTGGTTATGGGTATCATATCCAGAAACGCGGATGAGTCTGCTGATTTTAACAGAAAATGTATTGATATACTGGAAAAACTGCCAAAGTGGATGACTCCGGATTTTAGTCCTGTTAAGGGTGGATTTAAAAATGCGAAAAGTTTTAAAACATCCACAGGATGTCAGTTGTGGTCTGCCGCTGTCTCCCCTCAGAATCCTGGTGCTGTATTCCGGGGTAAAACCCTTACGATACTGATAATAGATGAGGCTGCACATATAATTAATATGGACAAGGCATGGGAAGGTGTCGGTCCTGCCATGTCTAAAGGACATATGGATGCCAGAATTAATAATATTCCGTTTGGAACCATTGTATTATCGACTCCAAATAGAACTGAAGGTATTGGTAAATGGTTTTTTGATAGATGGACACAATCCACGATAAATCCGGATGGATTATGGAAACCTCAAAAGGTACATTGGAAAGAAATTCCGGCTTTTGCTAACGACCCAGACTGGTATAGAAACCAATGTGAAATTTTAGGAAATAATCCCAAGAAAATAGCCCAGGAACTTGAGTTACAATTTGTTCCCGAGGGGGGTATTTTTCCGGAGCATATTTATACAACACTCCAATCTGTTAAAAGTAATATTATTCATAAAATTAGGATAAATGAGGATTCGTATATCTACCAGTATGCGGAAGTAAATAAAGATAAATTCTATCTTATAGGTGTTGATACAGCTACAGAGTATGGAAGTGATTTTTCAACCATACAAGTTCTTGATTATGAAAATATGGATCAGATTCTTGAATTTAGAGGAAAACTTACCGTAAAGAAATTCGTTGATGTTGTGAAGGCGGTCGCCAAACTTGTCCCGAAGAATCTGCTTTTAATAGAAAACAACTCCTGTGGTAATCAGGTGTGTGAAGAGATGTATGATGATGCTTTGTTTTCATATAATGTATATGGAAAATGGCAGGAGAAAAAAGTCGATTCTCGGATGAGAAAAAAGGTCAATAAGGGAAACTCGTCAGTCCCAAGAAAGAAAATGTTTGTTCCTGGTATAAATAACAACACTAAGTATAGACCGTTGATAATAGACGCATTATATAAATATGTTGTGGAAAATGTACATAGTATAAAATCCGAAGGTCTTGCCATGGAACTTACAGGACTTGTTTTAAATCAGAGTTCGAGAAGTAAGTCTGAAAAGGTAGAGGCTGATTTTGGATATACAGACGACTTGGTAATGGCTTATGCTTTTTGTTGTTATGCAAGAATGTACCTTAAAGAAACCATAGTACATTCCCAATCGGTTATGTCCACATCGATTAATAATGCTCCGGAACAGATGGATGCAAAAGATGTGGAAAACAATATAGGCGAGAATAATGATTCCTGGTTACAAGGATTTAACGCTGATAATAGAATGATTCATTTGGATACTAAAAATGTGAATAAAGAGATGGATAAACTCGATAAACTCATTAGAGATAACTTCGAGAAGTACGCCGGAAATTGTTTTGATCCTACAACGATAGTCGATAATTATAACGTGTTTAGGAAATTCTAATTATAAGTAAGTATCAAAAGGACAAATTATAAAAATATGGAGGAATTAATTTTGAGCAATTCAATTTCTTACGATGTTTTATTAGATGAATTTGTCCACTTAATACCATTCAACCTCAGTCCTATAGGTATAATAGACGGGACGAAAATAAAATCAAACGAACGGATAGAAAATCACGTTCTAAATGTCCTTTCATCAGATAAATCCATTTCCAAAATCTATAAGAAAATCATGGAAGGTATGGATAAACAAATTATACTTATAGGATATGAGGATGGTGGGCTGTTTAACTTTATAGGAACCAGATGGCGGGATTTTAACCATAGAGATCCTAAAAAGGGTTATGCTGGATATATTTCTGTAGTGGATAAACAAATAGCTATTGTTCTTGATGAGAATGTCAATTTGTTTGGTAATGTAATGCGGGATTTAGGGCCTTATCTTATTCATGAACTAACCCATCTATGTTCTGTGATGGAATGGAAAACGTTTATGGATATTAATCTCAAATCTGTACTGATCCCGTTTTATAAATCCATTTTTAACGGTATAAGTAAAAATTTAAGAACCTTAGAGGAAGAAGATATTTCGGACGCGATTATAAAAGTATCGAAATTAAACGACAGTAATTTTACACATCAGCCGAATGTTATTGGAACTTTCAATATATGGAAAAAATTATTTCTTACAGTAACAGATCCGAAAAATGCTGATCTTTATCTTAGTCTGTTTTATTTACCATTTCGGGTAATAACACAAAACAGTTCTGTTTCAGAACCCGGAATGAAAAAAGTATATTTAAATTTATTACATTTATATGAAAAAACTTATGATGATATGGGGGTAAAAAACCTTTTATCTTTTACCACCCCTGGTCAGGAAATGATTTTTCCAAGTGAAATTATATGTATTTTCAATTCAGTCAATTTGAATTCCGGAAACATAAAACTCATAAACAGTTTAAAATTTAAGGAGCAATAGACACATGTTTATTTCCGAAGGTATTGCCGATTGGTGGAAAAAAGATATGGCTGATGTTAAAGCCAAGATTGGAGAAATCGAGAAGGATGTTACACAGGAGATAAATCCGAATACAGAAAGACCATATTCAAGCGCTAAAGAATTTTATAAAGCTAATTTAAAGAAAAAACCGAAAGCCGAACTGGAAAGTCCTTTGTTCGGAGAATTAGGATCAATTTTAAAAGGAGTTAAGTCGATACTTGGTTTAGAGGAGGTTAAACCCGATGTTCGGGTGGGCGACTTAGATACATTATTCAAAAAGAAACGGTTTATCAATATGGCAAGAACCGCGTCGGTAGCCATACCTGTAACAGCCACTGTTCTTGCCGCATATGCGTATTTACATAAAAAGATGCATGAAGAGATGAATAAAGTATGTAATAATTATTCCGGCGATAAATATACCGCATGTAGAAAAAATTATTATATTACACAATTAAGATTGGCTGAACATGCTCTTGATGCGGATCCATCCAATGGAGAATTACATAAAGAAGTAAGCCGTTTATCAAAGATGGTAAACAAATACAAATAAATTATAAATTCTATCGTAATGAAAGGACGTATTTTCGTTATGAATTATGTACAAACATTTTTGAACGAATCCCAAGGCGCGTTAACGGCTATACAATCGATATTTCCTAAAGATGAAAGATTACTTGGAAAATTCTTTAGTGGTTCTTTTGAGGATATATGGTCTAAACTGTTAGATCTTGAAAAAAACGAGATTTTCTCCAGAAATTTAGATCATATGATTGACATGGTAGTACAGGAAGAACTCCCAAAAATTAAAAGCCAGACCGCGCAGAATATTACTAATGAATATTTACAGGGTAAATTCTCATTTCCCGAATATATCAGAAAACTTGGAGATAAGAAGTATGGTGATATTGGTACACGGGATACTATTTTGAAATTGGTCAGATCGGAAGTAAGACCTATGATTTCAGATTACATTTCTGGAAAAGCAAAAACCTCTATAGAATCTGGAATGAAAAAGATCAAACATCCTGTTGAAACAGTGGAAGATATACTTCAGAAATATCCGAAGGTTAAGAACGCATTGACCAAGACAGGTAAGACTGCCAGGAAAGCAGGCAAATACGGAGCTATAACCGCCCTCGGGACTGCTACTGTTGCTGGTCTTGGATATGGTGGAAAGAAGTTATATGACAAGTATAAAGACCACGCTAAAGAACATTCCACAGTTTCTGAAAGTATATTTTCACAATTCGATGAATAAAATTTTTTAGCAAAAGGAATACACAATGGACAATCCTAACGATAACAATACAAAACAAGAAGGAAAAAGTATTGCGGATGTTTTATATGAGATGAATATTAAGAAACAGGGTGAAGAAAAACAGCAAAAACAGATTTATAATGTACTCACAAGACTCGATAAAACCCTGTCTGATATTAGAAATAGTTCTCATGCCACCAAGATGTCGAGTTATAGAGCATTTAATGCGACTGGTAACAGATCGTTAGGATCTAACTCTCTAAATAACAGATCCGGTTCCGACGGGCTTGCCGAATCAATGGAAACATTTGATGACAGTGCGGCAAGTCTGTCGGAAAGTATGGATAACTTTACCTCGATTACTAAGGATTATATAAGAGCATCAAAAGAGAACTCTATGGCGATGCGGGCGTTTTCAACATCTGTTCGTGGATTGCATAGAACAGCATCAGGATTAATTGGTAATATTTCTTATGCGCAGGATAGAATACGCCGGGCTGCGTGGAGTGGGGTGACTGCTCCGTATCGTCTTGCGGATTCTCTGACCGGTGGAGATGCCAGAAGAGAATTTGGTAGAAATATGAGAAACCAGATTAGACAAGGAGATACAACCAAAGAAGATTTTGGTAAATTAATGAGTATTGCCCTTGGCGGTGGCATAGTAGGTTCTCATGCCAGACAGACCGGATTGTCTGTATTTACGAGGAAGAGAGATGAGAGGGAAGGATATGATCAAGAAGACGGTCCGAGAAGAAAATTAGACCGTAGAGAATATATTGATCGTGCTTATAGTACAACTGGAAGATTCGGTAGCGCCGCTACTGCTCCGGCAAGAAAAGCGTACAGCATGCTTGCCGGAAGAAGATCTCATAATATATCGTATACGGATAATAACAGTAGGGCATATAGTTACTCTGCCCCTTCTAATATCGATCCTGGGGAATCAACTCCGTTTGATTATTATACGACCCCCGGACATCATCTAAGTCAAGAACATAAGGAAAAGATTAGCCAAGGGTTAAAAAAGTATCATATGAATAAAAATATTATGACAGATTTTACTAACAGGCCCCTCAATTTCATACCTGCCGCCCCAACAGATACACAACAAACGAAAATATTATCCCAGATATATTCAACTATGTTGTCCCAATCTGAATTTATGACTGCCCAGGTGTTTGGTACTTCTCTTACAGCGATGCCGACAAGAACACGTCTTGGTAGAGCCGCAAAGAAAGCCATGGCGACTGGTGATGTTAAAGGAGAAGTTTATCAGGCTTCTAAAATATGGATGGATGATTTTAAAGACGAGGCGTCGGGTATTTTTAATCAATTAGCTGGAACTTTAGCTCCTAAGAAGATTATAGGATATGCGTTTCCATCGTGGACGGGAGCAGGATTCGCCTCTGATATACCAAATCCGGCAAAATCCGGTCTTATGGGTTCTATATATAAATTATTAGGACTGTTATATATTTCATCAAGATTTTCCGCAAGGGAAAACAATTTTATGTTGTATCAAATAGGAGATTATCTGAGGGAAGGATTTAAGATTGATAGAGAGATGAAAAAGCCGCGTGCCCGTGGTGGTGCGGAAGCGCTTGGAAAAGCTGTTAGAAGGAAAGTATCTTCGTATATAGCTAAGAAAAAAGAAGCGGATCCGGAGTGGGCCGGTAAGAGCGCTAAGAATGCTATTATAGGAGGAATTCTATATGGTCAGAACGTATATGAAGGTGCTAAATCTACATATGAGAATATAAGATCGTCCAAGTCTAAATCCGGGCTTATTGGTGTAATGAATACCGTTCAGGACGATCTTAAAAGAGAGTTTGATCCGGAGAATAAGAAAGGTATATTCGGTAAAACCCGTGGATTGTTAACCGATGAAAAAACGGGATGGTTTCCGAGAATAGTTGATAAGATGAGTGGTACGTTAAATGAATTTAACACCAAGCTGACCGACACCGATGATAAAAAATCATTTTTTGGTATAATGAAAAATATGATTCCTATGTGGATACGGAAATCGTCTGTTCATTTTACGAATGCGATGTTCAATAAGTTACTATTTCCTTTCCATAAAAAAATGATATCTTTCTTTGATTCTTTTTTTGATATTAAATCTCATTATAAAGGCAAGATGGAAGGGAAGACCGGAGCCTGGAATAAAGTTAAAGCCGGGGCGAGTGCTGTTTATAACAAACCGGTTAAGGCTTTTGGTAGAATGGGCGGAGATCTTTTATTTTATAATGTTCTTGGTATAAGCAGAAAAGATATGGCTTTATTTGATTCTGCAAGAGACATAGTTAGAGAGGCGACTAAGGAATACCTGACTCCAGGAGCGGCAGAAGTTGTTGATTCTGGTGTTGATTTGATGATGCAGAAATTGTTTTTCTTTATGAACGCAATAGGATCAACCGCGAGCGGATTATGGACATTAGTAAAAGGTCCGTCATCAAGAAGAGATATGCTTAAGATTGGAGGAATAACAAAAGGATCTGGTGGTAAAAGATCTTTTTCTTTTGGTGGATTACCTAAACCCGCTGAACATGTCGGTCTCAGACAACAGTTCCAGTGGGGCGGTCAGTATGGTCCAAAAGAAGGTAGATTTAAAGAAGCTGGTAAGAAATTTATAGGTCCTATTTATAGCTTTGATAAAAATAGTCCAGGTATGCTGAATACTATAGGTAAGGGATTAAAATCTATTAAGAAAATGGGCGGACCTTCCGGACTTTGGGACGAGATGAGGGGTTCTTACCGGAAAACAGCGTCCGCTGTTGCTTCTCAAGCGCATGATGTTTTATCCGGTGTAAAAATGCTTGGTTCGAAAGGACTGGGTGCCCTTGGCGGTATATTAAAGAAGAAAGGAACCGGTGGTGTACACGATGATCCTCCGGGTTCAGTAAGTACCGGAGGAAGACTTGCTATATCCGAGGCCCCCGAAGCGCATATCCCGCTCAAGAATGGATTTCTTCCCGTTAAGCTTGATCTTGGTGGTGGAAATTCCAAGAGTGGAGAAGGCCCGTTTGCATATCTGCAACAAATGGCTGATGAACAATGGGAAATAGGAACCAAGACATTCCAGATACTGAAACTTGCATCATATGATACACCCGGAGTAAAGAATATAAAAATAAAAACAAAAGGAAAACGTAGATTTCAGGATGTAAGAAAAGTATTGGGATTTGATTTGTTAGGACCGATTAAAATGTTGTTTAATACGATGACGGGTGGAATGTCGACCATAGGACCGCCCATCGGTGGATTTGTGTCCAAACTATGGCCTATTTTAATCCCGCTATTGGGAACTGCGGCGGGTGGTATTCTCGGAAGTCTTGGTGTTGATTCACAGGACAGAGAGCAGAAAAAAGCAGAACAAGTCACATCAAAAGCAACCGCCGCATATGTAGGAGCGTTAAGGACCGCCGGTGAAGACACAGATCAGAGGAGAATATATACAGCATTAGCGAAGCTTCCAAACATGAAGATAAACAAAGAAAGAGGTCTGATATCATCGATAAGTAGTCAAGGGGATGAAAATATATTCACTGCTGCGATGGAAGAAGAATTATTAAAGAATAAAAAACTATTTATAAATATGACCCCGCAAGAGATTGAATCTCATTACTATCAATATATATCTTCTGGCGGACATCATGCGGGCAAAGGCGGATCAGTAATGGCGGTTGATCCGGCGGAACGAGGCACGCAGATTGCAAAAGAATTCTCTTTTTATATATCTAAAATAAATAGAGCTAAAAATACTCTTCCGGCGGCTACTGGAAGCACTGCGGCTCCTGCAAAATCAGCGGTTTATTCGAATGGTCGGAAAACCGCAAATACAGTATATACTTCCAATGGATTTAATATTGCATATCCAACAGAGACAAAACTTATAACCTCTGGTATTGGTGAAACAAGGATTAGACCGCAGGGGCGCGGGATACATCAGGGCGTCGATGTTCGTGCGTACAAAGGTCAACAGATTTATGCTGTTATGGGTGGCGTTGTTAGCCGAGCCGGTGGTGGTACACACAACACTTTGGTTGTAGATCAGGCAGATGGTACAAAAGCAAGATATATACATATGGATAGTATTATTGTGAATAAAGGTGATCGTGTTAGTGCCGGTCAGTTGCTTGGTCTTTCCGGTAATGCTGGAATGATAGATAAGAGTAGGACGGCTGCCCATCTGCACTTGGAAATACTCAAAGATGGCAAAGCAATAGATCCAGAGGCGTGGTTCGCTGGATATGGCCTTGGATTTGAAAAGAAACCTGGAGTTAATACAACTAATCCTACCATCAACACATCCGCTATACAGTCCACTTCAACTCCTTCATTATCATCTAATAAAATTGTGGAATCATCGGGAGATTCTACTCCCATTATCACAAAAACCGATATTGTTAATAAGTTTGTCGCGGATAAATCGCACGAGGCACAGATGAATGGATTAACGAGAGACGCGATACAACAACTTAATGATGGAGGACAACAACTTATAAATATGATTAATATGTCGAATATGAATGTAAATTCTGCCAATATTCCTTCGATGGCTAATACTAATAGACAATCTAATAACGGCGGAACATATGATGATATTGATATTAAATTGGATAAACTATTTTATGCTGAATTTGCATAACAACTAAACAGGGGAGAGAGAATATGGCAAGCGAACCAATGAGATTTCCCGTGTTCGGAACAGAGACGACAAAAGCGACAAATGTTACGATGTCCAGCACTCCAAAAGGAACCGCTCAGGATATTATAGGATTACCTCCCCTTGTAGAATTTGGATACCCTGGAAATATTAATAATAGATTAGTCAGGGCGTCGTTTCCAGTAGTCACTATTATTCCGGCCATGCCGACCCAGAACGAGGCGGCAGACGGACTGCATATCTATACCCTCGATTCGGCGACGGGTATAAAAGAGTATAATAAGACTGTTATGCAATGTGTTCCAGATGAAGCTACTAATCCGGAATTGGCGAAATTAAGAATTAAGGCGGGGCAAACAGAATTAAGAGCCATACATGTAGCCCACCTAAACGAAGGACCGCCGTCAGAATCGTTTAGTCAGGATTACGGCCCGTCGTTTCTGGAGGAAATGCTTTCCGGAATAGGGCAGGGAAATATAAATGATCTGCGGTTTTTAACGGGGGCTAAGAGCGGCTCTGAGGCATATCAGGCGTTACAAAACCGGCTCGGCGCAGGCACTTCTGGAGTTTTAGGAACAGTTGCCGGGGCTGTTGCGCAAGTAGGATTGGAAGTTAAACAAAAACAGGCGGAGATTTATGAAGTGCTGGTGGGCGCTCTTGGAAGGTCAATGGGAACCGCCGGTCTTACTAATTTATTGTCCGGCTCCAAGGTAGATTTTCCATCGATTTGGAGAGGGTCTGCTTTTTCCACATCCCATTCTATTACATGTAGATTATATAATCCATTTGCAGGAAATGAAACGTCTTATTGTAAATATATTTTAGCTCCATTGATCAAGTTATTGGCGTTTGTTCTCCCGAGAAAAGATGAAGGAGCAGGACTTACCTATAATCATCCGGTTTTAATACGCGCATATTGTACCGGATTATGGGAAATACCTGCCGGATATGTCCAGAGTATAGAAGTTATTAAGGGTGGAGATACAAACGATTTATCTTTCAAGCACCATCCGGGTATCGTTGATGTTCGAATGACCTTTGGAGAGATTTATGGTGTAATGACTCCGCATATTGAGAACTCCCCGGATAGACATACTGCGTCTAAATATATACAAAATTTATTAGACGACCCGAGTATAGATTTAACAAATTTATATACAGACGATCCCCCACCACCTGAAACGCTTAGAGGTGAATCGTCGGTTGCCGGTAGACAGTCCGAAACAAATCCTGTTCCTGAACCTCGTGTAAGCGGCACAGATAAAGAAACCGCTTCTGTCTTAGATACACAACAAACCACTTCCCAGGAATTGGGAAACGTTATAAATACTGCAAGAGATACTATTCTATTAGCATCGAATGCCGACATGTCTAGTTCTTTACCATCTGTATTTGGAACAATAACCGGCCCGGCTGTTAGTTACAGATTAAATACGGGTATTCTAAACAACGAAACAAATCCTCTCCATGAAGATCTTGTGCAATGGACAATAGATAATCCGTCTATAGAATCGACCATACAAGATATTTTGAATAATACTAATATCCCAGACGAAAACGATCGAATAGAGCTTGCGGAAATTCTTGCTCTACATGCAATACGTGAAATAAGGGATTGTTTTTTACTATCCGGACTCGATTTTCTAAACACATCAATCACTAAAGCTATTGATGGTAGATATACCGAAGAGATAAGAACAAATGTTTTATCTTTTATATCTAAAATTACTAATTTACCATTGAATTCCAAGAACGCTTTACCTTCTGTAATGATGTCATATTTGAATGGTACATCTCCATCAAATATAGGATACGCATTAAGAAAAGGGCAGATAGGAATATATAAGAATGGTATGGATAGAAATATGATAAAGAATGTGTTGGATGTAGCCAAGGGAATCGAACCATATATTCAGGTCGCATTAGATGGCGGAGCGGAAGAAATTAACAACTTAATAGAAGGGATTATGGGATGCAGGGTCGAGATGTCTGGTGGCGAAATAATTCTTTCCACTACGGTTGATAGTCTTGGAGATACGTACTATGAGGGAGCGAGTAACATTCTGGTAACAAATACGGATGTGGAAGGAAGCAGAACGTTAAAAACGAATAATACGCCTTCCCATGCTACATTATTATGGAACAATTTTTCATCTGCTACAAAAGATTCTCTAAACACTGTAACGAATCTCACGTATGACAGATTTAAGATTTGCTACTGTATAAGCGACATGCTTGGAGCGATTAGTATGAATTTAACATCGGATATTTTAGAAACATTAACCAGTTATATTACGACCAAAAAAAATAATTCGATCGCGAGAATATCTGTTCTCGACCAATATATTATAGATTATTTAGCACTGGATCCTACAGCCGTTTTAATCGCGAATGATATACAGTCACTTATAGATAATGTGCAATTAAAAGTTAATCATTTAGAAGACGCTATATCAGATCTTAATGACGTTTTAACTACTCTACAACAAAATGGTTTATAACTTAAAAAAATCCCCATACCGCGAACAACTGCGGTATGGGGATTTTTTTCGTAACCGGGGGGGATTAGGCATCCCCCCCGGTTACGGCGGCAATTATCAACAGGATAATGCCGCATAAAATTTGTCCCATTTTCACCTCCTGATTGGCAATGGGTTAAGGGAGGGTTTTCGATGGCGCGTCCAACTCCCTTACAACGACACGCTAATATTTAATATATATAGTTAATTATCATAAAATGTATTTTTCTCGTTTTTGAATCGTTGTTTTGATTTCTTCTTCCCCGATTTTTTATTCTTGAACGGGTTAGATTTTAAATCCAACGCCTTATTAACAGAGTCTTCTTTGGATAGTTTATCGATTAATTTAGTACCGAGAGAAGAAATCAAATTATCTATGTAGTCGAATTCTGAACTCATTGCTGCTTTGAAAAACCTTTCGTTAAATTAGGATGTTTGATCGAACGGCACGGATGTCACAAGAGCACATATACAATTCGGATTCTTGTCGTCTTAATTCTATATTTACGGCGGCTACTATATAATTACCTTGATATAAACTATAATCTTCAGAATATGTTTTTAATTCCATACATTTTCCAGGATCTATTAGTTTATTTAATACTAAATTTCTTGTAAGTTTTATTTGAATTTCGGATATATTAGCCAAATATTTAGCCATTTTATTACGCATAAAATTATCAGATAATTCATATCCAGGAGTAAACTCATAGGATTCCATATTTTTTATAACTTCTGAAACATAATCTAAAGACTTTTTTGCCGCCCTTGGAACATTTGTATCCATTAATTTATCGGCTTCTATGTATAATCTGGAATACAATGTGTCAGTAGGTAAAACAGTTACAACTTTTTTTCCTCCACAGTTTGCGGTGTTTGACGACCCCTTGTTTTTTGTTATAATATTCATCTTTGTATAAAACTCGTTTTCGTTTCTTGTTGATCTGGATATAATCTTTTGCTCTGTCGTGGCATCCATTGGGGCTGCCAGTAAATGAACAATAAAATCAGGAGCTTGTGATATAGCATGCTTCATACTATTAACATAAAATTGAGAAAGACCATGAAAAATAATAGCGGGTGAATTATATAATCCACCCAATTCATCCCCGTCCAAATATCTAACAAAGTTGGAAAAATTCATTCTGGATATATTAAATGTCCTCGGTATAAGATTCGTATTTTTATCTTTTGTACTTATATTATAATCCATATCTGTTAAGAATTCTGATACTACTTTTTTAAACATATCTATAGTATGAGCATCCACTTTTTTATTCGGATCTGTCTCTGATGGTATTTTTCTAAATCCTTCTTGGAAACATTTATTGACCATAGTGGTCATGTTCACAAAGCTCTTTTTAGGTACACAACATAATAATATTTTTTCGGGAGATGAGAAAGTTTTATCTTGATTTATCGACTGTTGAGGTTTTCGTTTTAAACCTAAATTTTTCATATGAATAACTAAAAGATCCATATTTATAACATTGCCTACATCGTTCGGATCGTGTGTATTTATTATCGATAGCCGCACATCAGTCTGACCAAAATCTTCTCTATTGGCTAAGTGTTCACCCTCTATCATAAGTTCTAACAATAATACATGATATAAAGATGCCAGAGAACCGACGATACGTACCCGCTGTAAATTTTTTGTATAATCATATTTTCCAATTTTACAGGTTATGAAATACAGTGCTCTTTTACTATTTGGAATGTTGCCCGACATATTATATACCTTTCATTAATTAAACCAAGTATCTTTTTGTTTATAATTTGTCCCAAAACTACTTTTGGATTTTGATAAAAAAATGTCAATAATAGGGAGGGGGGATATCCCCCTCTCCCGGAAAATGACTATAGTGTAGAACAGGTTGTGTTGAACTGTTCTATTGTTGTGGTTAATGAGACGTTAGGGGTTTGTGTCGTCCTCTCTTTGAGTTCCCTTTTCTGGCCCTTGCTACCCATAAACTCTCCTCCTACTTTTAAGGTTAAGAGGTAAGTCGCGTAACACGCGACTTGGGCCAACCCATGAGGCATGTGACAAATCGCAATATCATAGACACGATTTCCCACAAAGTTCGCTAAATCTTTATTAATATCCCTCTCCGGTTTTTCTTTTTGAGATACGTTCGATCCTGTCAACGACTGGAAGTCTATTCCGCCTCCGTCATAGTCAGGCTGAACGTTTTTCATTAATTGAATTTCTTTCTGAATATATCTGTATCGACAGATACGTTAATCTTGCTACCTTGTCCGCTAAACGATACGGCTTCCGATTGGATACTGCAATCTTTACTTTTACTGTCAATATGAATAGCAATTTCTCCAATTATTGATTTTAGCGATTCCAGAATTTTACCGAAGTCCATATTTAGTTACTCCCTGTTTAGTCTGCCGGTAGTTCCGGCATGTGGTAGAATTGTTTGAGTCCAGCATATCCGAGTTTTTTGGTTATCTTTTTAAATACTTCGAGATCCTTCGGGTCTCTAGGATCTATTGCCTCGTTCGTTCTTAGTAAATACGTATATAGGCGATTTCCTTTTGAGGAACATGCATATCTGAATACCGAGAAAATCGCCCCTTCTAAGGCGTTCTCAAAATCGGGCGTAGGAATTTTTTCCCGGTCTTCATCATTAGATAATTTTAGAGCCATTTGTTGCGAGATCGCGGCATTTCTTTCTTCATCGGTATATTGGATTAATGAATCCACTTCGCCGGAATCCGGATTTGTAATGAGCAGGTTGTAAAAATTCGAGTCTTTATCCGAATCGATAGGGTGTAGTTCCGGTAGGGCGCTGCCAAACATTCGTATTTCCTATTGTTTACAAATGAGTTACTTTATGGATCCATGTTGGATCTGTTCTACGAACAAACGTTGGTATGATTAAAGACCCTGATATCAACCATGTCGTTGGGATTTCTTGGAACCATGTATAATTTCGATATATTTCTTCCACATCGGAATAGTAATCTGTTAAGAACGTTACCATACTTATCTGTTTTTCTTCAGTGATGGTTTCTACGAAATCGAAACATTCTAAATGGGAAGTTCCTCCCCGTCCCATGACGTTCCTAATCGTTTCGAACACTTCCATCTCATCTGGCGACTGGTCAAACCAGAAGACAGGATTTTTAATCGTCATATCATGCATAACTATTCCTATTTTATTATAATAGGATGTTGCTTTACATGTAATACTTATAAATATCTTGAGAGCATCTGTAGAAATACTTCCAGACGTATCTATAAATGTTAACAAATATGCTGGTTCCGATCCATAGAATACACCTGGAGATTTAATTGTCCTCATGTAGATATCTGGATATATCCATGATCGACGAGTCATGTTTGTACTGTTAAAGACTATAGAATTTTCATATATTTCGTTCCATGGGAGTTTTATATCTAATAAACTACCGATAGTCTCTACGATATCTCCGGGTAAACTCCCCCTCTGAATCGAATTGCTATTCCAAACCATTCTTGCTTTTTTCATAATATCTTCAGCAAACTTCGCAGTATTATCGTCAGCATCTGGATTTCGCGGTTCTATATCTTTTGGGTTAGGGTTAGATACATAATGGATTTTTTTAGTATCATTATCTGTAATTTTTAATACCGTGATAGTCTCCCGATCTTGATTTTTACCGGAAGTCTGGTTTTCTTCCTGCGTCTCCCGATCTTGATTTTTACCGGAAGTCTGGTTTTCTTCCTGCGTCTCCCGA